ATGGCCTACATCACCGAGCGCCCACAACGTAACGGTTCGGTCACGTACCAAGTCCGGTGGATCGAAGGCGGCGGCCGGGTCGGCGAGAAGGCCGACGAGAAGTTCGCCGACCGTACGGACGCCGAGACCTTCAAGACGCTCGTCAACGCCCACGGGCAGCGCTGGCCACCCGGCTGGATCCGCGGGCAAGGCTTCGTCGAGGCGCCAGAGCACCCCGACGACGTACCGCTACTCCCCTGGTGCCACCGGTACGTCAACCGCCTCACCGGAGTCGACGAGCGCACCCGCGACGACTACCGCCGCGACATCGACCGGCACCTCGCACTGATCCAGCACACCCGGCACTCCGGGCAGGCCGTCGAGCCCACGATCGGGAACATCACCGCCGACGACGTCCAGGACTGGGTGCGCCTCCAGGAGAAGGGCGAGGAGAACCCCGAGACGCCCGGGAAGTGGATCCGTCGCCCCGCCTCACCGAAGTCCATCGCGAACCGGCACGGGCTCCTGTGGTGCATCGTTCAGGCGGCCTTGGAGTCCGAACCGCAGCGCCGTACGAAGAACTGCTGCGTCGGCACGCGTCTGCCTCGTACGGACGACGGCGTCGACGCCGAGATGGTGTTCCTGGAGCAGGACGAGTACCAGCGCGTCCGCGTCGAGTTCACCGATCCGGGCGCCCTGGATCTGGCCGACTGGCTGGTCGGCACGGGCATGCGCTGGGGCGAGGCGACGGCCCTCCAGGTGCGGGACCTGAAGCTCAGCGCGGACAATCCGACCGCGTCGGTCGAGCGGGCCTGGAAGCGGGCCCCGAAGGGCAGCACCAAGTCGTTCTTCTTGGGGCCGCCGAAGACGAGGAAGGCGCGGCGGCTCGTCGGCTTGAGTGGCGCGCAGGTGGACATGGCCCGCCGCCTGGTGACCGGTCAGCCGCCCGAGGCGGCCGTGTTCCGTACGGCGTGGGGCAATGCGTGGGCGCACGGCAACTTCTACAACCGGAAGTGGCGGCCGGCGGTTGAGGCGGCCGTTGCGGCGGGGCTGCCTCGGCGGCCGAGGATTCACGATCTGCGGCACACGCACGTGTCGTGGCTGATCGCGGCGAACATCCCGTTGCCCGCGATCCAGGCGCGTCTGGGGCACGAGTCGATCCAGACGACGGTGGACCGGTACGGGCATCTCGTACGCACCCTGGACGCGGAGATCTCGGCGGCCGTGGAGGCGGCGATGTCGCCGGTGGCGCGGCATCTACACGCGGTGCGTGACGGCGAGGAGCGGGGGGCCTAGCTGGCTCTGCGGGTCTGGGGCGGCGTGGTGGCGTCGTCCCAGTTCTGCGTCAGCTTGCCGTGGCGTCCGAGGTGTTCGGCGAATCGATTCAGCGCGGCGCAGAGTTCGTCGCTGGCGTGGTCGGGGTGGACGGCGAAGTCGAGGCGTCCGGACTGTTCGATGACGGTCAGGATCTCGCCGTCGGGCAGGAGGGTGGTGCGCTGGAATCGAAGCGAAAGCGTGCGCGTCTCAGCCATGAGGCTCCCCCAAGGAGCGTAGTTCACGTGTTCGATTGTCCGGCTTCATGCAGGCTACACCGGATGTCCACGCCCCCAGGCGGATCACTCATCGTGCCATTTCGGCCACGCTGAGGCCAGCGAAGGGGAAGAAAACTACGATCCGTGACGAGTGGGGGTAAACGTCACTCGGCGGTGAACGCGTCGATCAGCCGCGTCAGCTGCTCGCGCTGGGCGGGCGTCAGGCGCTCAGCGCGCTCGACGAGGGCGCGTGCTTCCCCGGATGCCGACCACACGGTGTCGATGCCGAGGAACTGCGCACCCGCCGCGTCCTGGACTCGGCCGAGGCTGACCTGCATGCCGGCGGCGAGTCCGCGCAGCGTCGACAGGTCGGGGGGGATGACGCCCTGCTCGGACGCGAGGCGGTGCAGCCACGACGGCTTGACGGACTGCTGCCCGGTCTCGGGGTCGATGCTCTGCTCGGCCATGCGGTCGAATGACAGGCCGAGGTACTCCTTGCGTTCGCGCAGCAGTTCGGACAGGTGTGCGCGCTGAGGTGGGCCGCCCTGCGGGGTCATGGGGCTCATCCTGCCACTCCGTGTCGTGTGATCGGTCCCCGGTGTCCATGCAACCCCGGAGATTTGGACCGAAACTACCCTGCCCGCGAGGGGCTTCACCCCTGCGCGTCGGACTAATTGTCCACGCCGTAGCCATTGCATCCCATGGACGTTCTGTCCATCGTGTGCAATGCTCTCTCCATCCACGCAATGCAACAACTCACTGCACGAGGTGGAGATGATCACGCACACCCTCATGTACCAGCTCCTCGACCCGGAGCTGCTGCACCGCCTGATGCAGCGCACCGGTACCGGGGCGCGCGTCTCGATCCGGGAGCTGTCCACGGCCTCCGGTGTCCCGCGCTCCACCATCCACAACCTGACGACCGGCAGCCAGCAGTCGGTGGCCGCCAACACCGCCCACGCCATCGCGCAGGCCATCGGCGTCGACGTCCTGATCCTGTTCGCCCCGGCCGGGCGCAGCTCGGCGCCGACGCAGGCCCGGCGCCCCGAGGCGGCGGTGACCGCATGACCGCCGCGACGTACGACTTCGCCGAGGCCGCGCGCAAGATCGGCTGCTCCGAGACCTGGCTGCGACGCAACAGCGTCCGACTGCCCCGGCAGAAGTGCGGCCGCGACGTCCGCTTCTCCGAGTCGGACTGCGCGCGCATCCAGGAGATGCACCACCTGGAGCCGCAGGCGGCGAGCCAGCCCACCGCGATCGGGCCGAAGGGCGCTCCCGCCCTGTCGAGCCTCAAGCCGCTCCCGAGCCGCACGTCGGCCTGAACGGCAAGAGGAGCCACCCCCAACTGCCAGGTCCGGGGCGGCCCCTCTCTACGGCACTACCCCGCCAACCATCAGAAAGCGAGGCGCGCGCCATGAGCGTGAAGCCTATCCCCGTCCCCCTCGGCGACTACCGCCGGACCATGGACAACCGCAACGGGTTCGACGCCATGCAGGGCTACCTCGCCCTGCCCGCGCCCGCCGTCATCGAAAAGCCGGACGCCGTACACGTCACCCTCCACGACCCCGACGACCTCGCGTACTGGGTGGTCTCCCTGGGCGGCGACATCCACGTCGGCTCCCCGACGGACGGCGCCGCGCTGTGGACGCTGCACACGCAGACGCCCCGCCGGGCGGACGGGTCGACGGTGACGATCCTCGTGCACGTCGCGGTCGTCGACGGCACGGACGTGCTGACCGAGGTGCGCAGGGCGGTGGCGGCATGAGTACGCCGACCGTGGTGGCGCAGGCGGTGCGGTCGCGTCGGGCCCGTGAGGCGGCCCGCGTGCAGGCCCCGCCGCCGAAGCCGAAGAAGCCGGTCCGCCCCGTGGCGGGGCCGGAGGTGCAGCTGGTCGTACGGGCGGCGTCCCGGGAGGCGTGGCGGGAGCGTGTCGCCGCGCTGGGCCTGACGGAGTCCCGTACGGGCGGTGGGCTGGTGGCGACGGGGGTGCACGGCGGTGTCGCCGTACGGCTCGTGGCCGAGGGCGCGGGGCCGGTTGTGTCGGCGCCGGGTTACTCCCGCCGGTACCGGAAGGGGGCCCGGCCGTGAGTGATCCCCAACAGCAGTCGCCGCGCCCGCAGTTGTCGTTCGGGTTGACCGCGGACTGGCTGCGCGCCCGTGTGCGGGTCGACGCGATCCAGCACGACACGCTGCTGGCGCTGGGTCGTGCGTGGGCCGAGGAGGGCGGCGAGGCGGACATCGCGCGCGCCGCCGACCAGCTGGCCGAGGCGCTGTCCGGCGACCCGTCGCCGGAGGAGTTGGACGCGCGGGTGCAGGCGGTGGAGGACGCGGCCGCCGTGGACGACGCGGTCGTGGAGTTCGGTTTGGCGGACGCGGTGCGGCTGCGGGACGAGCTGGACGCGGTGATCGCGGTGTTGTCGCGGTTCTCGCGGCCTCGTCTGGACGCGGTGCCGCAGCAGGATCGGGGGGCGGCGTGATGCCGATCTACCTGCCGGCTCCGGCGCCGCGCCTTGGCGGGCCGGACGGCCGCGGTTGGACGCGGCTCTCCATCGCCTCCATGGGCGGACTCGGCGGCGACGAGTGCGCACTGCGCCCGCTCGACTACACGCACTGGCTCGAGTCGTACGCGGACACTCGGCATGCCCGCTACGGCGGCTACGGGGCGTGTGTCCGTGCTGGGCAGTGCAACGAGTGCCCGATTCTCGCTGCCCGGTCGCACCTGGATGCGTTCGACTCCCGCGTCCTGGTGCGTGTGCACCCGGAGGACGGGCGGCCGTACCTGATGAGCCGTCCCGAGGACGGCTGGGCGTCTGGTGCCCTCCGCTGGTCGTGGGAGCGGCTGGCCCGCATGGAGGGGTGGGAGCCCGACGGACGCCACCAAGATCAACACGGCGGCGGGTTCTGGCTGAAGCGCGTCGGGGGTGAGCCGTCGTGAGCGCCCCGTACGACACCGTCGACGTGCCCCGCCTCCTCGCCTCCCTCTGCCGCGCCGCCGAACGCGACGGCCTGTGCATCTCCGCCACGCGCGTGCGTGACCTGGTGAACAGCCTCCGCGAGGACGGCCGCCGCGAAGCCCAACGAGACGCCGACCGTGCCGACGCCCGGCTGGAGTTGGCCACCGAGTTCCGCGTGCCGCTGCCCGAGGGGCCGGGCGGGTACGGCGAGGTCGTCGTACGCCGCCGCGCCCTCAACTCGACGCTGTTCGCGGTCACCGACGGGTCGATGCACGGCACCTGCGCGTGGGTCGGCGACCAGTGGCAGTACCTCGGGGACTGCGGCCGGGACGCGGCGTACGTGCACGACCTCGGGTCGGCGCTGGCGCTCGCGGAGGAAGTCGCGCAGCTGGAGCGGGCGAGCATCGAGGCCAGCATCCGCCGGGAAGCGGGTGACCGGCGATGACCGACCCGAAGCACGCCATCGCCACCGACCGGGGCCGCTACTACCGCGACCCCGCAGGCGGCCCCGACCTCATCTCCGTCACCAACGCCCTCGGCGCCATCCACAAACCCGCACTCGTGCCCTGGGCATCCGGGCTCGTCGCCGACGCCGTCGTCGCCGACCCGATCTCCACCGCACGCCGCGCCCGCACCGAACCGGCCGCGCTCCGCAAAGAGTTGGCCGGACTCCCCCGCGGCGTTTCCGACCACGCGAAGGATCTCGGCACGCGGGTGCACCACCGTGCGCACGCCATCGTCATCGGCGCCCCCTACCCGGCCGACCCCGAAGTCGAGCCGTACGCGATCCAGCTCGCGCAGTGGTTCCGGCTGTGGCGCATCGACTTCGAGACGCACGTCCTCGCCGTCGAGACCACCGTCCTCAACCGCCGCCGCGGATACGCGGGCACCGGCGACGTGTGGCTGTGGCTGCCCACCGGCCCCGACGGCACGTGGCAGCTGTGGCTCATCGACTACAAGACGTCCGCCCGGAAACCGGCGACGACGGTCTACGACGAGCAGCCGCTGCAACTCGCCGCGCTGCGGCACGCCCCCGAGTGGCTGCTGCCCGACGACAGCAGCGAGCCCGCGCCGCGCGTACACCGCACCGCGCTGCTCAACCTGCGGCCCCGCAGCCACCGGCTGATCGAGGTGCCGTCCGGCCCCGAGCAGTACCGCGGGTTCCTCGGCGCGCTGGCCACCTCCCGCTACCTGCACGCCGCCCCGGCGGCCTCTTCCCTTCCGACGATCCTGCCGCCTTGGGCGCCGGGCTCGCCGACGACCCGAAAGGCGGCCTGACATGGGTAGCCGCATCCTCACCATGAAGCGGCAGGCCGCCGAACTCGGCCGCCTCCGCACCGGCTACAGCGTCCCGAACAAGGACCCGAAGAAGCGCAACCGGGCCGTACGGTCGGAGACGTTCATCTTCTCCTCCCACTCCCGCGACTACGTTGCGGCTGCCGCCCAGCTGTACGGCGGGCAGGTCGAGGAGTGGACTCCGCAGGGCCAGAAGGCCACCCAGTACCGGGTCATCACCGAGGCCCGCGAGCTGCGCGCCGTGCTCCCGACTGGCGACCCGCTGTCCCAGTCGTACGAGATGTGGACCGGCGGGGGCTGCGCGCGGCGCTGCGACGGTCAGACCGAGCAGCTCACCCGGCGGCCGTGCCTGTGCCTCGCTCAGTACGGCGAGAAGTGGCACGAGCGCGGCCCGGATGAGGTGTGCCGCCCGACCACCCGCATCAACGTGATGTTGCCGGACCTGCCGGACGTCGGCGTGTGGCGGCTGGAGACGCACTCCTACTACGCCGCGGACGTGATGGCTGGGGTCATCGACACCGTTCTCCAGGCCACCGACGGCAAGTCGTTCATGCCGGTGCGGATGTGGATCGAGCAGCGCACCCGCAAGGCGGGCGGGGTGACGAAGAACTTCCCCGTCGTGATGGTCGTCCCCAGCGTCCCGCAGCTGCGGCAGGCCCTGTCCGGGCCGATCTCGACGGCGGTCGCGCTCGGGGCCGCGCCGGAGGACCGTCCCGCGCTGGAGCCCGGGACGGGAGGCCAGCCGGATTACCTGGCTGAGGCCCGCGCGTGCCGTACGGCCGCCGAGGTGCGGCAGGTGTGGGTGCGCGGCAACCGGGCCGGGCACATCGCGAAGGACAGCGACCTGTCCGCGCAGATCCAGCGGATCGCCGCCGACATCGACCGGGGTGTCGATCCGTCCACCGGGGAGATGGACGACGGGGCTCCGGGCCCGGACGACGAGGGCGTGTACGACGTCGAGGTCGTCCGCGAAGAGGCCGACGAGCCGGCCGAGTGGCCGGAGGTCGCGCAGCCGGGCGGGGGCGCCCGATGACGAACCCGCCTCCCGAGCAGCCGCTCGAAGCCCGCTGCGACCACTGCCGCCAGAACCGGCCCCTGTTCCTGTACGAGCCCGACCACGACATGCACCTCACCGGCATCACCTGCGAGTGGTGCGCCCGAGGCAGGCAGCCGCTGCTCTGTGCCCGCTGCTGGAGCGTCGAGAAGGCCCGCGAAGAGGCCGACCCCGGCGACCCGGCCGACAACGAGGCGGCTGCTGTGTTCGTCCAGCTCGTACGCAACAACCACCGTCACATCACCCGCCGCGAGGCGGACAAGGCCGCTTGTGACGGCATCGAGGCGGCCACCCGCGCCGCTGAGAGCGGCGATGCCTCATGAGCTGGCACCTCGGCAGCCTGTGCGCCTTCGACCTGGAAACCTCGGGCGTCGACGTCGAGCAGGACCGCATCGTCACCGCCGCAGTCATCCCCATCCACCGCGGCACGCCACCCGCACCCCGGACATGGCTCGCCAACCCCGGCATCGACATCCCGGACGAGGCCACCGACGTGCACGGCATCAGCACCGAGCACGCCCGTACCCACGGCCGCCCCGCCGCCGACGTGATCGAAGAGATCACGGAGGCGCTCGCCGACCAGGTCGGCCGCGGCGTACCCATCATCGGGCACAACATCGGCGGCTACGACCTCACCCTCCTCGACCGCGAGTGCCGCCGCCACGGCCTGAAGACGCTGACGGACCGGCACCCCGACGGGCAGATCTGGCCCGTCATCGACACCGCCGTCCTCGACAAGGTGGTGCTGCCCTTCCGGCGCCGCGTCTCGGAGAAGCAGGGCGCCCGGCAGCTCATCACCCTCGCCGCCGTCTACGGGCTGCGGTGGGACGAGGCCGACGCGCACGGCTGCGAGTACGACGCGCTGCAAGCCGCGCGGGTCGCGTGGCGGATCGGGCGGCTCGCCCACAGCCCGCGCGAGGAGTGGCCCGACCACATCCGCGCCGAGCGCACCGCGCTGTTCCACCAGCTCGCGGGGCTCGACCTCGAAACGCTGCATCACCGGCAGATCGCCTGGGCGAAGTCGCAGGCGGCCGGGCTCGAAAAGCACTTCCGGAAGACCGACCCGGCCGCCGTCGTCGACGGCTCGTGGCCCCTGCGCCCCTGGGAGACACCCTCATGAACAACGACCCGATCTACCCCGACGCCTACCGCCTCCTCCTCACCGTCGACGACCAGGGCCGCATCGTCATGCACCACCGCACCCTGTGCCCGCACCTCGCCGTCACCGCCCTCCGCATCGCCGCCGACGTGATCGAAGCCCGCCAAGGCGACGGCGACGGGGAGTTGGTTGACCTGCCCGTCAACTCCCGCGACGGACACCTCGACACCAGCCGACGCGTGTGGACCGACGGCGCCGGACACGCCTGGAACCTCGGTTTGGACTGGGTCGACATCACCGGCCACGCCTGGCGCTGGACCGGCGACCTCGACCCCGGCGGCCGTGCGCCGATGATGCGCGCGGCCACGGGCGACGAGACGGAGCCGCTGGACGTGCTCCGCGCCGTGTACGGGCCGATCAGCCCCGCGCCGCAGGCAGGTGACGCGTGATGTTGGACGCCCTGCTGGAGGTGCTGCGCTTCCTCCTGATCTGGACCGCGGTCGCGGGCGGCATCGCCGGCGTGTGGGTCCTCTGGAACGTCGACCACGGGCGCGGGGGTGGGGCCGATGATTCCCGGACTCCTCTCCCCCACCGACACCCCGCCCGCCCCGACGGCTGTCGGGCTGCGCGTCATCGGCCTCGACCTCAGCCTCACCTCAACCGGCGTCGCCTACCCCGACGGCACCACCCACCGCATCAAGACCCATGCGCGGGAGGGCGACCGGCGGCTGCTCCGTATCCGCGACCGGATCGTCCAAGACCTCGACCACTACGCCCCCACCGTGGCCGTCGTCGAGGACCTGCCCCGTCACGCGATGGGAGCCGGGATCACGGCGATGGTGCACGGCGTCGTACGGGCCGCTCTCGCCGAGCGGGACATCCCGTACGCCCTCGTCGCCCCGGCGACGCTCAAGAGCTACGCCTGCGACCACGGCCGCGCCGACAAGGCGCAGATGACCGCCGCCGCGTACCTCGCGGCGGGCGCGCAGTTTGCCGACGACAGCGGAGGCGACCAGGCCGACGCATGGTGGCTCCGCGCCGCCGGTCACGACGCGTACGGGCAGCCGCTGTTCGCCCTGCCGCAGGCGCAGCGCGACCGGCTCCGCAAGGTCAACTGGCCGACGGTGGCGCCGTGAGTCCCGCCCTCGGCCCGACCGTCGGCGGCGATACGCCCGGCCCCGGGCTCCGCGTACGCCTCGACCACCCCAAGGCACTCCCGTCCGCGGATTTCTGCTGCGCCTGCGGCCAGCTCGCCGAGGACGCCGTCGGCGCCCGCGAGGTGCAGCAGTTGGTGATCCGCGCCGAGCGCCACATGCGCGACACCTGCACGAACCCCGCCGTACGGGCCGCCGCCGCACACCGCGACTGGCGGCGCCACCACCCACCGAAGAAGAGAAGGAAGTGATCGTCATGCCGAAGATCGACAAGGACGCCGACGTCGAGATCAAGCTCGACTCCGCAGCCGGACTCCTCCAAGGCTCCCTGACGGAGGAACAGCGCCGCGGCCTCTTCGAACACCCCGGCTCGGCGGTCGTCGCCGTCGTCGAGTTCGTCTCCGTCACCTACACCGGCCACGCCGACGGCGAGGAGAAGCCCCCGCAGGTCAAGGTCCGCGTACGGACCGCGGAGGCCGCCCGCGACGACGCGCAGGCCGACCAGCTGCGGGAGGTCGCCCGCGGGTTCTACCGGCGCCGCAAGATGGACCAGACCCTCGACGAACTCGGGCCGGGGCCGCGCGACGCGGACCGCGCCGTCGAGGCCGCCCTCGCGAGCGTCCCGACGGAGGGCGAGTTCCGCGAGCACAAGGAGCAGACCGCGGCCCGTAAGCGCCGGTCCGGCCACGTCGAGCAGCACGGGTGACCAACACCCGGCAGGCACGGAGCAACGGGGCGCGGCCGACGCGCTGCCCCCGCTGCCACCGGCCCGTCCTCCGCCAACTCGTCGGCCAGCGGGCCGCGTTGGACGTCACCGCCGACACCGCGCCCCTCGCACCGGCCGCCGCCCACGCGCTCACCGGTCCGAACCGGCTCGCCTGGTGCCTCCGGCAGACCCGCGACGGGCCCGACCTGCGGTGGACCGGCCCCACACACCGCGCGGGCTGCCCCCACCCCCACGTCATCGACCACCAGTGCACGGCCCCGAACCGCCCTCGGGCGGCGACGGCGACCGCGCAACCCGGACTGTTCTGAGGAGCACCACAGCATGAGCCTCGACGCACAGGACTGGGTGTGGGAGCACTCCCGCGCCAAGGGAACCGCTCGCCTCGTGCTGCTCGCGATCGCGGACTGGGCGAACGGCCCGGACTGCTCGGCGTACGCCGGTACGACGATGCTGATCAGGCGCAGCAACGCGGCGAAGTCCTCCGTCGTCGTCGCCGTCGACAGGCTGATCGAGTCCGGTGAACTCGCGATCGTCGAGGGCCGTACGGGGCGTCGCGGGGAGCGCTGCTACTCGCTGCCGCTCGCGATCGGGCACACCCGTACGACCCGCGCCACAGGGGGTCCGAAAACCGGACCGGTACGGAATCCGGACCGGTCCGAAAACCGAACCCCAGGGGGTACGGAATCCGGACCCCCCCGGTCCGAAAACCGGACCGGTAGGGGTCCGAAAACCGGACCCCAGAACACAGAGAACGCAGTAAAACGCAGTGGAACGCAGAGAGAGCGCGCGGGCGCGCGTACGAACGGACACCGCAGCGGCTCGGTGAAGACCCAACAGCCTCTCTCTCAGATCGACCCCGCATGGCAGCCGAGCGAACACCACCTCGCCGCCGCCCACGCCGACATCGACCGCCTCGGCCCCGACGCCACCTCCGCGGCGACCGCCAAGTTCGTACGCCACCACAGCGCGAAGGGCACAGCCGCAGCCGACTTCGGCCCCCTGTGGATCACCTGGCTCGCCCGCGAACACGCCGCCCTGCCCACGCCATCCGGAGTGGTCGTGCACCTGCCGACCGCTCCCCGCACCGGCGGAACGTCCACCGCGACCGAACGCGCCGCCGCCGCCTACGACCTGTCCGCCCGCCTCGCCGCAGAGGAGAACTGATCATGACCCCGTCCGAAGCCGCGAAGCTGCTGGGGAACGCCGCCGCGTTCGACAACCGCACCGTGGGTGAGGCAGATGCCCGCGCGTGGGCCGCCGCCCTACACGACGTACCCGGCGACCCGGACGCGTTCGCCGCCGTCGCCCGCTACTACGGGACGGCGCCCGTCGACGGCCGTCGCCTGTGGATCGAGCCGCACCACGTGAGGGCCCTGCGCAAGACGATCCGGGACGAACGACACGGCGAGACGATCCCCGCGTACGACAGCCCGGACCCGCAGGAGTCCGGCGACGAGTTCGTGCAGCGGCGCCGGGAACAGCTGCGCGCGATCGGCGACGGACGCCTCACCCCGACACCCGTACGGCAACTCGGCGGCGGCCCCCACCCCTCCGTCGCCCCCGCCATCGCGAACGGCGTACGCACCGTCAACGCCACCCTCGACGGCGACGACGGGCAACCCCGCCCGTACATGCCCGAGGAGATCCGACGCGCCTCCGGCCTCACCGACCGCCCCCCGGAACTCCTCGTCGCCTGCCCCGAGCCGTACTGCCGCGCTGACGCGCGACGCCCCTGCGTCACCCCGCGAGGCAAGCGCCGCACCACGACGCATCAGGCCCGGCAGCGCGCCGCCCAGCAGACCGCAGGAGGCGCGTGATGCCCGCCTACGACGAGGAGTTGGAGGCCCTGTTCTCCCTCGACCTCTGCACCCCCGACTGGCCGGACAGCGACGACGAGCCGCGCACATACCCCAGCGGCCACGCCCGCCCCGCCACCCGCGCACCCACCCCCATCAACCCACGGCGGCCCATCACCGACACCCAGCCCATCGACACCTACCAGCCCGCGGCATCCGGTTCCGCCCGGCCGCGCACACACGAGGAGCACTGACTGACATGCCCCAGCCGTACACCGACGCCGACATCCGCGCCGAGGCCGCCCGCCAGCACGCGCTCTCTCTCGATGACCCCGACTTCATGGGCATCGGCGAGCGCATGAACGACACCGAGATCCCCAGCTTCACCACTGAGGACGAGCCCGGCCTGGTCGAGGGCACGACGTGGGACGCCCTGTCGCGAGAGGACTTCGACGCGGCACAGCGTGCGATCGACGACCTACTCGCCGGCGCCGCAGACGTGTCCCGCTGGGCCGTCGACCTCGGCGCCGACGGGCTGGAGCCGGTCGACGGACAGCTGACCGCCGACACCGGCGACGGGCCGCTGTTCCGCATCCACATCGCCGTGCGGCCCGACATGCCCGAGGACGTGCGTACGGCCCTCCTGGAGGGCCTCGGCATGGAGATCGCGAAGTACCTGTGACCCGCGCACCCGAGGAGCAGCTGATGGTCGAGCCGACGCTCGTCTACGTGGACGCCGGGAACGACGAACTCGCCGTGACCGCCGTCCAAGCCGCGTCCGAGGCGTTCGGTGCCGTGCCCGTGGTCGCCCTCGCGATCACCTCGCACCACACCGACGAACCGGCGTGCGTGTGCGTGCCGTTGGCCGACGTGGACCGGCTGGTCGCCGCGATCCTCTCAGCGCGCGACGAAGCCGGAAGGGAACACCGATGACCACCCCGTTCTACGCCGACGAGCACGTGACGCTCCTCTTGGGCGACGCGCTGGAGACCCTCCGCGGCATGCCCGACACCTCCGTGAACTGCATCGTCACCAGCCCGCCGTACTACTTCCAGCGGGACTACGGCGTGGATGGCCAGTACGGGCTGGAGCCCACCCCGCAGGACTACCTCGATGCGTTGCTCGCCGTCACCGGGGAGCTGCACCGGGTCCTCGCGGACCACGGCACCTGCTGGCTCAACTGCGGCGACGCCTACAGCCAGCGCAAAGCGGTGCGCGTGAGCAGCCACCAGGAGGGGCTCCACGGCCGGGTGCGGGGCGGGCGCCCGTCGTGGCGGGAGTCCCGCGCGGCCGGGCTCGCCCGGATGAGCACCGAGAACCTCATCGACGGCAGAGCAGTCACCGAGAAGAGTCTGATGATGCTGCCGGAGCGGCTGGCGCTCGGCATGCAGGACCAGGGCTGGATCATCCGCTCGAAGATCATCTGGGCCCTCACGGCGACGACCCCTGACCCCGCACCGGACCGGCCGCCGGGTCGCTGGGAGCCCATCTACCTGGCCGTCAAGTCCCGCCGCTACCACTGGGACCCGGCATCTCAGGCTTCGGCCTCCGACGTGTGGACATTGCCCGCGTCCCGCGGCGGCGGCGCCCATACGGCCAGCTACCCGCCCGAGATCCCGGCCCGCGCCATCGCCGCCGGATGCCGCGAGGGCGGAACGGTGCTCGACCCGTTCTCCGGCTCAGGCACCACCGGGGTAGCCGCCCTCGCCGCCGGGCGCCGCTACGTCGGGATTGACCTCAACCCGAAGTACCACGCCGAGGCGCTGCGTCGGATGCCGCAGCCATCGCTCCTCAACCTGACCACACCGTGACCCGCATGGACGGCCACACCACCCCGGCCGTCCCCGGGCAACTCACCCTGGAGGAAACCGTGCCCGAGATCCGGCTCACCTGCATCAGCACCGACGCCGCCGCCGCGGTCGTCGCCGAGGCCACCCGGCCCGGCGACACCGTGCACACCGTCCGGCAGGACGGCGCCCAGGTCGTCATCGGCTACCTGGACCCGCGCTGGCCGCTGAACGTCGCGGACTGGGCGGGCGAGCACGGCCACGCACACGACGACGACGCGGCGCGCGTGATCGCGCAGTTGTGACCCGCATGGACGGCCCGCCCGCTCGAACCGGGCGGGCCGCCACCCACCACTACCCCACGGAGGACCCGCACATGAGCTACCCGACCCTGTTCACCACCCCCGGCGTGAAGGCGTTCGCCGAGGACGTCGACGCCGAACGCCAGCGGCAGCTCGCCAAGTTCGGCGACCAGCACCACCCCGACGGCACCGGCGGCTCAGGACCGCGGTACACCGCCGACCGCTACCGCTCGATCGTCGACCAAGCCCTCCAAGGCGACGGACCCACGTGGCGTGACGTCCTGCTGGAGGAGGTGTACGAGGCCCTCGCCGAGGAGGACCCGGACGCGCTGCGCGTCGAGCTGGTGCAGGTGGCCGCCGTGTGCGCCGCGTGGGTGAGCGATCTCGACAGCCGCACCAGCGACCGCCACTCGGCCCACCCGGCGCCGTGCCGGGTTCCTGACTCCCCGGACTGCACCTCCCCCGACACCGACACCCCCGGCGGTGCGTCGTGAGCGCCCGTGACGGATATGCCGGGATCAGCCTGGCCGGGCGCTGGGAGTGCGGTGCCTGCGGCGCGGACGGCGACGGCTGGTACGACCTCGACGACGGCCTCGTGCTGCACGACGAGGAGGGCCACCCGTTCGCTGTCGAGGACCACGTCTGCCCCGACGCCGACGGCGGTGCGTCGTGAGCACCCGTGCGCGGATCGCCGCGCTGGACGTGCCCGCCCGCGACCACGCGCTGAAGGAGCCCCATGTCTGACACCGAGCACGTCGCTCTGCGCACCGCCGCCCAGCGGCTGCGCGCCACCCCGGTCACCATCGCCCGCCACGCCCCGTACCCGATCAGTCGCTTCACCGGCGCCGCCCGGACCGGACGTCGAGACGGGCTCGCCGCGTGGCTCGACGGCCAGGCCGACGTCGGGCGCCGCGAGTGGGGCGACCACACGCCGTACGCGCACGCGCTCGCCGTGGCGCGCTACATCCTCCGCCGGAGCAGCCCGCTCAACGGACGGCGGACGCGGTGACCAACCAGCCGATCCCCAGCCGCGACGCCATCCGCCGCCAGGCCGCCACGGTCCGCGCCGCGCAGCGCCGTGTCGACGACCTCCTCGCCGCCGCCCTCACCCTGACCGGCCGCGCCGTACGCCGAGCCGCACACGCCCGCCGCGACGACTACGCCCTCACGCCCGACCCCGAACAGGAGCAGCCCATGCACAACCCGACCCCCGCCGCCGAGATCCGCGCCGCCGCCGAGACGCTGCGCGCGCTCGCGACCGCCGCCTCCACCGCCACCTCCACACCCCTCGCCCGCGGCGGGCAGCCCACCACCCGCTGGCACTTCGCCGAGCACGTGTCCGGCTCCGGCTACCTGTACGCCGAGAACCCGTCCGGGCGCGGCGTACGCCTCCTCCGCACCCTCGGCGCCGGGGGACGTGGCCACCGCGACCCCGCGAGCATCCGCACCCGCCACGGCGCCTACGCCGCCGCCATGGACCCGGTCGTCGGACTCGCCCTCGCCGCGGCGCTCGACGAGGCCGCCGCCAGCATCGAGCAGGGAGCCATGGCCGAGGCCCTGCTCGACGTCGCCCGCGCGATCAACAGGAGCCAGCCGTGAGCGACCTGACGCCCGCCCAACAGCGCCTTGCCGAACGGCTCGTGGAGCGTCGCGGCATGGGCCCCGAGGCGGCCCGCACCGCGGTCGAGGACGTCCTCGCGCGCGGCGACCGCAGCCCGTGGGCCGCCGCCGTCCGTACGCAGGCACTGCCCCTCGCGCTGGAGCTGTACGCGGAAGCCGCGCGCGCACTCGCACGCGCCGCGCTTCCGATCTTCCAGCAGTTCGCGGCGGCGGCGCGGACGGCCGCGCGTGACGCCGAGACCGTACGGACGCTCAGCCGCCGCCGTACGGGCGTTGCCGCCCAGCGCTCGCCGTACGGACCCGCGCGCGCCCGGGCCGAGATCCACGTCCACGCCGATCCGCCGGGCGTCGCCGAGGAGATACGCGACATCCGCAGGAACGGCCCGCACCGCAGCCGCTGAGCACGCAGCAGGGGCGCGCCCTCGATCTCCCCAGACCAGGCGCGCCCCCAGGTGATCACCACCGTACCCCCGCCACGCACCACGGAGGACACCGTGACCACCACCCCGCAGCAGCACCTCCAGACCATCATCGACCGCTGGACCGACCTCACCGACACCCTCCCCGCACCCACCACCGTCGCCCCCTACGGCCTCGGCCTCCACGCCTACCTCGCCGCCCTCGACGCCTACGACGCCGAAGAAGTCGCCGCCCGCCGCGCCCTCCGCATCGCAGACCGCGCCGACCGCCCCTACGACGCCCTCGGTGAACGCCCCGTACCCATCCGCCTCACCACCCTCGACACGATGCGCGCCGTCGAGGCCGTACTCCTCGACTGCGCCGACCAGATCGCCTCCGCCATCCAACGGCCGGCCGCCAGCGCCCTACCAGCCGTCACCGGGGACGACGTCGGACTCCAACTCCGGCTCCTCGCCGCGAAGGACGCCGCCGACCGGTCCCGCTGGTCCTGGACCGACCCGGCAACGCGCACCGCCCCGTACGCCGCCGTGTGGCTCCGGCACCGCCTGGACGGCGTCTCCGGCCCGTTCGCGCCCCTGTCGGCGCTGCACCGCGACCAAGTCACCCGCGTTGCCCGTGGGACCGCTCAGCGCGTCGAGGAGACGCTCGGGCTCCAGCGCAGCCGACGGGCCCTCACCGAACCGTGCCCCCGCTGCCGCGGGCGGCTGGAGATTCACGGCGGTGACGGGCAGCCCCCGGTGGTGGAGTGCTGCGGCTGCGGCTGGAAGCGCACCGACAACACCGTGGCTGCCTAAGCGCACTGCTTTGTCGGTGGAAGTACGTAGCCTCACCCCCACGGCCCGACGAAGGAGCACCCATGCGCTACGCCGACGATCCGAAACGACTGGCGTCCCTCTTGCGTGAACTCGCCGACGCACTCGACCGCGGAGGGGTAAGCGAAGAGGACAGCAGCGCCGTACAGCGCCTGCCGCGAGAGGCACGTGACGCAGCAAAGGAACTGGACCCGCCGACCCCAGGAGGTGGCAAGGGCAGGGTGATCATTCTCGACTGACGGAGTGCCCCGCCAGGCCCCCGCACGGCGGGGCACTTGCATGAGCCGAGAGTGATGACGCACACTTGCCCCAGTTCCGGCATGCCCGGACACTCCAGGCCCGCTACGTGCGGGCCTCAGCTATGTCACGAACCGGTCATACGGTCACCGGACAGCCCGAACCCCTGTGAACCTGAGCGCTCCACCGCGTACACAGGGGGCACCATGGGCCAACACCGCACCACAGCAGCCGCGTTCGCGATCGCCGCGACGCTCGCCCTCACCGCCTGCGGCTCCGACGACGGAGGCGGAGACGACAAGCCCGACGTCCCCCCGTACAAGATCACCCACCAGAGCAAGACCGGGAACCAGCGCACCGTCGACATCGAGGTCAAGAGCACCAAGCAGCTTGAAGCCGTGTTCGAGGACGCCGCCGACAAGCTCACCGATGACGCCGGGTACTACATCGGCATCAACTGCAACTCCGGAGGCTCCGCCGCAGCCGACAACCGGCTCGCCAACGGACGCAAGGCCGTCGGCAGCATCGGCGCCGCCGTGACCGGCATGAACGACGGGGATATCGAGTACGAGGCCGTCGAGGGCAGGACCTGCCCCGACAAGTAGACCCACTCCCCACCCAGCAGAGCCCCCTCGCCGTACGGCCAGGGGGCTCACGCATGCCCGGGCAGCTCCAACGTCCCTCACTCACGTCGTTGTTGAGCGCCCGACGGGCCGCCGCCCGCCACGCCTGGGGAGGACCGGGCGGCGGCCCACACCCTTCACCCCGTGCAGCGCGGGCCCACACCCCGACCCCCGGGTGCTGACCGCCCTGCACGGCCCACCCGCGCGCGCCGGAGGTGACGAGATGTCGTTCCCCGACAGCGCCCCCGTCGTCACCCTCACCGGCCGCCTGCCGTCCGCCGCGGGCGGCGCCGGGCAGACCGGCACCGTCACCTGCACCCCGTCCGCAGTGCTCGTGGACGCCGACCGGCACGCGGTGTACGTCGGCGCCGGCAGCGTCGACGTGGTCGACGGCGAGTTCAGCATCGACCTCGTGCCGTGCAACGCCGCCGGCGTCCTCCCGACCGGCTGGGTGTGGCGCATCGACATCCGGCTCGACGGATGCCGGCTGGAGTTCTGGGCCGACATCCGCGGCCTCCACGGCGACACGATCCACCTGGACGAGCTGCTGCCCGTCCCCGCGCCCGGCGGCGGCTCCATCCCCGGCGGGCTGCGCGGCCCGAAGGGCGACCCGGGCGCGTCCGCGTACGAGGTCGCGCAGGAGGAGGGGTTCGAGGGCACGCCGCTGGAGTGGCTGGCGTCCCTCGTCGGAGCGCCGGGTGAGCCGGGCGTCGACGGCGCGGTAGGGGCGCCGGGCACGGCAGGCGCCCCGGGGGCGAAGGGCGACCCGGGCACGCCGGGAGCCCCCGGCGCGAAAGGCGACACCGGCCCGGCCGGGAGCCCCGCCCCGCTGTGGCGCCGAAGCGCGCTGCCCGACCCGGCCGTCGCCGACGCGGTCATGGCGGACACCCAGCCCGTGCTCACCGTCGTCAACGGCATCTCGCCTACATCCGGGTACGTGCGCTACGTGCCCGCCCCGATCGCGCTGTCCGCGGGCGAGGTGCGCGGCCCGTACGCCTTCCCGGGCTCGGGCGGGCTGCTCGCGGGCGCGGGCGGCGACGCCCAGTACGTGGCTCCGTCCAGCAAGTACCCCGGCAACCGTGGCGACCAGTCCACGTGGTCCGTGGCGTTCGGGACGGACTCCCGCTACATCGAGCTGCGGTTCAAGCAGTCCGTTGCAGCGACCTCGTACCGGCTGTCGATCAACGGCCGCAAGGCCACCGACCTCATGCAGGCGACGGGCGCGGTGACGACCGGCACGTACCACCTGCTCAGGTTCGACCTCGGCTCGGCGGCCCCGCGAGTGATCCGCTTCGACTTCTACATCCTGGGCTTCGGCGGCATCTACCTGCCGCCGGCGGCCACCATGTGGCAACCGGCCCTCCGCGGCGGCCCGTTCGTCTGGTACGGCGACTCCATCACCGGCGGCACCTCGTACAACACCGGGGCGGGCTGCGGGACGTACGCGGACCGCGCCGCGCGACTGCTCGGGGTCGACGACTCGTACCGGCAGGGCCTCTCCGGCACCGGCTACCTCGCGACGTCGTCCACCACGCACTTCGGGTTTCCCCGCTTGCAGACGGACCTCCTCAACCTGGCCCCGAAACGCGCGGTCATCTGGGGCGGCATCAACGACAAGTCGTACGCCCAGCCCGACATCGCGGCGGCGGCGAACACGATCTACGCGGCGATCAAGTCGAGCCTGCCGTCGTGCGAGGTGTACGTGATCGGCGTCTTCTCGCCGTACGGCAACCCGGATGCGGCCAGCACGCAGACGGACGAGACGATCCGCGCCTGCGCCGCCAGCGCCGGGTTCCCGTTCGTGTCCCCGCTCACCGGGGCGGTGTACGGCCGGGACGGCACCCTGCTCACGACGCAGGGCCCGTGGATGACGCCCGGCATCGCGCCCGCGTACATCGGCGCGGACAACGTCCACCCGAACGACGCCGGGCACACGTACCTCGCCCGGCGCGTACGAGACGCCGTCGCCGCGTGCATGCCGGACTGACCCGGAGGAGGTGACCACCGTGGCCGTCAACCACGACAAACGCCCGGTCACCGACGACGACCGGCAGCAGATCCGGGTCCTGCACGCCGAGGGCCTCGGCCGGAATGAGATCGCCCGCCGCCTCAACCGCAGCCCCCGCACGATCAGCGTGCAGGCCACCGACATGGGCCTCACCTTCGACCGCACCGCCACCGCCGTCGCGACCGCAGCCCGGAAGACCGATGCGAAGGCCCGCCGCGCCGCGATCATCGACGGCCTGTACGACGTCGCCGAGGACGACCTCGCCTACCTCAAGCAGGGCGCCGGGTACGAACTCGTCGAGGTCTCCATGGGCGCCCCCGTCCGCTACACCGTCGACCGGCTGCCCGCACAGGACCGCCGGGCGCTGATCGGCGGCATCAACACCGGCACCGGCGCCGCAGCCAGGCTGGAAGCCCTCGATGCAGGCGACGGAGCCGACGACGCCCGGAGCATGATCGGGCAGCTTGCTGCCGGCCTCACCGCGGCGTACCACGCCATGAACGAGGGGGATGGTGATGCTCCGTGACCTCGGCCTGCCCCTGTCCCGGAAGCAGATCGCCAGCATCGTAGAAGCGCAGGACGCGCCGCTCGCCCTCTGGTCCGGTGCCGTCTCCTCGGGCAAGACCATCGCCAGCCTGGTGGCGTTCCTCGTACGGCTGGTCGCTGCCCCGGACCACGGCCTGGTCGTCATCGTCGGCCGCACCCTCCAGACCATCGAGCGGAACATCCTCGACCCGCTCCAGTCCACGCACCTGTTCGGGCCGCTCGCCGCGCACGTGCACCACACCCCGGGCTCCACCACCGCCGTCATCCTCGGCCGTACCGTGCACCTGGTCGGCGCCTCGGACGCCCGCGCGGAGGGCCGCATCCGCGGCTCCACGATCGCGCTGGCGTACGTGGACGAGGCCACCCTCGTCCCGCACTCCTTCTGGATGATGCTGCTCTCCCGGCTCCGCGTCGGCGACCAGTCGCGGCTGCTGGCGACCACCAACCCGGACGGGCCGTTCCACTGGCTCCGTTCCGAGTTCATCGCGCGCGCCGACCAGGTCGACCTGACGCACTGGCACTTCACCCTCGACGACAACCCGGCCATGGACCCGAAGGTCGTCGCCCGCCTCAAGCGCCAGTACACCGGCCTGTGGTACCGCCGCTTCATCCTCGGCGAGTGGTGCCTCGCCCAGGGCTCGGTGTACGACATGTTCGACGAGCAGCGGCACATCGTCGACCTGCTGCCGCGGATGCGCCGCTGGATCGCTGTGGGCATCGACTACGGCACCGTCAATCCGTTCTCCGCCGTCCTCGTGGGCGTCGGCGACGACGACCGGCTGTACGCGGTGTCGGAGTACCGGTACGACTCGAACACGGCGCACCGGCAGCTGACGGACGCGCAGTACAGCGCGGGCGTACGGAAGTGGCTGGCGCAGGTGCCGCGCCCGGGTGAGTCCGCGTCCGGCGTACAGCCGGAATGGATCTTCGTGGACCCGTCGGCCGCCAGCTTCATGAACCAGCTGTGGGCAGACCAAGTCCCCTCGATCGCGCCCGCGGTGAACGATGTCCTCGACGGCATCCGCTCGGTGTCCGTGGCGCTCGGGTCGAACCTGCTGCGCGTGCACCGCTCCTGCACCGGGCTGCTCGCCGAACTCCCCGGCTACGCCTGGGACGAACGCGCGGCCGAGCGCGGCGAGGACAAGCCGGTGAAGACCGCCGACCACTCGGCCGACGCCCTCCGGTACGCGCTGCACTCCACCGCGCACACCTGGCGCGGCCTGATCCGCACCGACCGGGAGGAGATGGCTGCCTGATGGCCGCGACCGGGCACATCCCGATCTACATGCGGATCGGCACCGGCGCCGAGGCCGAGATCGGCTACTTCGTGATCAACGCGGGCGCCGACTGCCACAAGGGCCTGACCACCAGCCACATCGCCGAAGCACTCCGCTCCGTGGCGGACGTGCTTGAGAGCCCAGAGCCGGAACAGGGGGTGCACGATGCTCCCTGACGACAACACGCCGTGGCCGCCGCTGGCGCCCGAGGTGCGGTCCGCGCTCGCGGACTGGTCCGCGTGGTACTCCGCAAACCCCGACAAGCTCGCCGAGCGGTACCTCAACCGTGGCACCCGCGACGCCCAGAACCGGCCCTCCCAGATGCGCGGCGGCGTCGTCGGACGGTTCGCCCGCTGGTGGTGGGGTCAGCCCACACCGCTCGGGGAGAAGCGCGCGAAGATCCACGTGCCGCTCGCCTCCGACATCGCCCGTACCAGCTCGGAACTACTGTTCTCCGAGCCTCCGCAGATCACCACCGAGGACACCGCTGCGCAGGAACGCATCGACACCCTGATGAAGGGCGGGCTGCGGGCGACGCTGCTGGAGGCCGGGCAGGTCTGCGCCGCGCTCGGCGGGGTGTTCCTCCGCAACGTGTGGGACCCCGAGATCAGCCCTCTGCCGTGGATCGCGCCCGTCCACGCGGACGCCGCGATCCCCGACTTCTCGTACGGGCGGCTCCGCGCGGTCACGTTCTGGACCGTGCTGGAGGACGACGGACAGCGCCGCGTACGGCACTTGGAGCGGCACGAGCGGGGCGTCATCCGGCACGCCGTGTTCGAGGGCACCCTCGACAACCTCGGGAAGAGGCGGGACCTGGGAGGGTTCGAGGCGACACGCGGCCTGATCCTGGACGGCGACGACTACCTCACCACCGGCGCCCCCGGGCACCTCACCGCCCACTACGTGCCGAACATGCGCCCCGCCCGGGACTGGCGCGACATCTCCTCCGCCGCATGGTGGGGGCAATCCGACTTCCAGGGCATCGAGGGCCTGTTCGACGCCCTCGACGAGACGTACGCCTCGTGGATGCGGGACGTACGGCTCGGCGCCGGCCGCGTGCTGATGCCCGACGGGTTCCTCCAGTCCCACGGACCCGGACAAGGCGCCAGCTGGGAAGACCGGGAGATCCTGACCGGCCTGAACATCCCGCCCACCTCCGAACAGGCCATGCAGATCGTGCAGTTCGCGATCCGCGTGGCCGAGCACCGAGACACCGCGGCCGGAATCATTAGCCAGGCCATCCGGCAGGCCGGGTACTCCGGCGCGACGTTCTCCGAAGGCAACGAGGGCACGGCGGTCACCGCGACGGAGGTCAAGGCCCGTGAGAAGCGGTCGATGACGACGCGGTCGACGAAGACCCTGTACTGGGAGCCGGAGCTGGCCGGGGCGCTGGAGGCGGACGCGGCGCTGTGCGTGGGCCGCTTCCGGCAGTCCCTCGCGGTGGAGCGGCCGAAGATCGAGTTCGGGGACTCCGTCACCGAGGACGTACGGGAGCTGGCGGAAACCGCGGCGGCGCTGCGTACGGCCGAGGCCGCGTCCACCGAGACCCTCGTTGCGTTGGTCAACCCCGGCCGTGACCAGACGTGGGTGAAGGGCGAGGCGCGCCGGATCCTGAAGGAGTCCTCGCGGGGCCCGCAGGCCGATCCGACGATGACCGGCGCCGAACAGGCCGCCGCAGGCGGGGGTCTGTTCGGGGGCGGCGAGGCGGAGGAGTAGCCGATGCCCGTCTCCCCGGCCGATGCCGAAGACCTCGCCGCAGCGGTGCGGGTGCTGTACGAGGACGCCGAACTCGCCCTCCTCGAACGTCTACGTGCGGCGGTCGCGGAGGGCATCGACTCGCCGCTGTGGGCGGAGATCAAGCTGCGGTCCCTCGGTGACCTGCGGGCCGCGGTCGAGCGCATCGCGGTCGCGCTGGAGCGGGACGCGTCCGGGTTGGTGGCCGCCGCGCTCGCCACGGCGTACGGCCGCGGGCGGCAGGCCGCCGTCGCGGAGCTGGGCGCGCTGGAGGAAGGGCAGCGGGAGCAGGCGGCCCGAGTCCTGCCGGGCGCCCCGGCCGTGGACCGTCTCGCCGCCTCGTACGCGGCGGACACGCGCCCGCTGTACGCCCGCATCACCCGCGCGATCGTGGACGCGTTCCGGGACATCACCACCCGGGCCGCCGCCTCCCCGCTGCTCGGCACCCAGACCCGCCGCCAGGCTTCCCAGCGCGCACTGGACGCGCTGGCGGCTCGCGGCATCGCGGCGTTCACCGACCGCGCGGGCCGCAACTGGCAGCTCGCGAGCTACGCCGAGATGGCCGTACGGTCCGTCACCGCCCGCGCCGCGGTGGAGGGGCACGTCGACACCCTGGACACGGCCGGGGTCGGGCTCGTCATCGTCTCCCGCGCCCCCCTGCGCTGCCCGCTGTGCGCCCGCTGGGAAGGCAAGGTGCTCTCCCTCTCGGACGTCCGGGACGTACGCGAGGAGCAGCACCCCCACGCCGTACAACCGGCTGGCCTGCGCGGCCTGCTGACGACCCGTACGACGCAGGTACGTGTCGCCGGGAGCCTGGCCGAAGCGCGCGCGGACGGCCTGTTCCACCCAAACTGCCGCCACTCCCTCAGCGCCTACCTGCCGGGGGTGACGACCCGGCCCCCGGAGCACGCCACGCCGGGCACGACGTACGCCGACACGCAGCGGCAACGCGCCATCGAGCGGCACATCCGCCGCTGGAAGCGCGAGCAGGCCGTCGCTCTCGACGACTCCGCGCGCCGCCGCGCGGGCGAGTTCGTCCGCAGGTGGCAGGCCGCGCAGCGCGAGCACGTAGCCGCGCACGACGACCTCCGGCGCAAGCCCGCGCGCGAGCAGATCACCGGAGCACGCTGACGACTTCGGCCCGCCGGGCGCGGGCCGGGAACACCGATCCGCCTGGCGCGGATCACCCCTTGGAGGCCCGCCAGGCGCGGGCGACAACTGCCCTGGAGGGCGCATGCCGAAGAAGACTCTGCCCCGCCACCGACTCGCGGGTGCCGGATGGATGCACCCCTACTCGACCGGCCCTTTCTCCCCGTTCCTCTACGCGGACGGAGGAGGGGACGGCGGCGGCTCCGGATCAGGCAGCGACGGCGGAGGGGCTGACGGCGGCGGCCAGGACGGCGGCGACGGTGGGGGCGATGGCGGCGGCTCCGGAAACGGAGGCGACGGCACCCGCAGCGGCGCCGGGAAGGACGGCGGCCAGGGCAAGGACGGGGACGGCGGCGGCGAGGATCTCGCGGCCACCGTCAAGCAGCTGAAGAAGGAACTCGCGGACGCCCGCCGAGATGCGGGCAAGGCCCGTACGGACGCGAAGAAGCAGGCCGCGGACGACGCTGTCGCGGCGCTGACGCAGCAGCTGGGCAAGGCCCTCGGGTTCGTGAAGGACGACACCCCGCCCGACCCGGCGAAGCTGGCGGAGGCCATCGCGCAGAAGGACACCACCATCGCCGAGCGGGAGTCGACGCTGCGTGCGAAGGACGTCGAACTCGCGGTGTGGTCCCGTGCGGACAAGGCCGGAGCGAAGGCCGCCGCGCTGCTCGACTCGCGGGCGTTCCTCTCCAAGCTCGCCGAACTCGACCCGGCCGACAAGCAGCAGTTCACTTCGGCCCTCGACGACGCCATCAAGGCGGCCGTGAAGGACAACCCCGGCAGCTTCGCCGCGCAGGCCCCCGCCGGGCGCTCCGGCGCCGACCTGTCCGGCGGCTCCGGCGAGGGCAAGACCAAGCGCACCGGATCTCTCGCGGGCGCAATCGCCAACCACTACCAGACCTGAACAGGAGTACCTCATGCCCGTGACCCTCGCGCAGGCGCAGGTGAACATGGCGGCGGACGTCGACTACGCCGTCATCGACAACCTGCGGCGCAACAGCTGGCTGCTCAACAACATGGTGTGGGACGACACCGTCAGCCCCGGCACCGGCGGCGGCTCCCTGATCTACGGATACACCCGCCTGCTCACCCCGAGCACCGCCCAGTTCCGCGAGTTCAACAAGGAGTACCCGGCCAACGAGGCGAAGCGCGAACCCAAGAGCGTGCAGCTGCGCCCGCTCGGTGGCGCGTTCAACGTCGACCGGGTCCTGTCGAACCTCGGCCCCGCCGCCACGAACGAGATCATGTTCCAGATGGCGCAGAAGCTGACGTCCGTCCGGACGCGCTTCCAGCAGGAGCTGATCACCGGCGACACCGCAGTCGACGCCTCGGGTTTCGACGGCCTCGACAAGGCCCTCGTCGGCCAGTCCACGGAGTACCTGCCGCTGAACGAGGGCGTCACCACGGGCTACGTCGACTGGTCCCCGGCCACCGTCAACAGCCAGGACAAGGCCATGTCGGCGTTCGACGCGCTCGACGACTTCCTGTCCCGGATCTTCAGCTCGCAGACCGGATCGGGTGACGTCGGCGCCGACGGCTCCGTGCCCGCAGGCGTCCGCGCGATCCTCGGCAACACCGTGTCCATCTCCCGCATCAAGTCTCTGGCGCGGCGGGCGGCGCAGTTCACCTCCGACCGGGACGCGCTCGGCACCCTGGTGGAGCGGTACGGGAACTGGGTCCTGGTCGACCTCGGCGACCGCGCGGACGGCGCCGCCCCGATCATCCCGATCCGGTCGGCAGACACCGACGGCGGCGGAGCGGGCGGCGTCATCACCGGCCTCACCGACATCTACGCCGTCAGCATCGGCCTCGACGCGTTCCACGGCGCGGCCATGGCCGCCCGGCCGCTCGTGCAGACGTGGCTGCCGGACTTCTCCGTCGCGGGCGCGGTCAAGTCGGGCGAGATCGAGATGGGCCCGGTCGCAGCCGTACTGCGGAACACCAAGGCGGCCGGCGTGCTGCGCAACGTCAAGGTCAGGTGAGCAGCATGACGAAGTACCAGATCGAAGCCCCCGTGCGGTCGTTCTCCGGTGAGTCCGTGGGCGTCCAGTTCACCAAGGGCACCGGCCACGTCACCGATGCCGACAAGCCCGGCAGGGCCGCGCTGGAATACTTCCGGCGCCACGGCTACGGCGTCCTCGCGGTCGACGACGACCACAAGCCGCTCGACGAGCGCGTGAACGACCTCGTCACCGGCCCCGACTCGCCGCCGCCCCCGCCCGCGGGGAAGCCCGACATGTTCGACCCGGGCGAGCACAGCGTCGAGCAGGTCATCGAGCACCTCCGCAAGGTCGACGAGAGCGTCGAGACCCGCCGCGTCCTGGACGCGGAGGCTGCGGGCGAGAACCGCGCGGAGATCGCGTCCGAGGGCGCCGCGCTCCTCGACCGCCAGGAGGCGCGGGACAAGGCCGCCGCCTCGACCACCACCCCCGCAGCGGCTCGCACCGCCGCCCCGAAGAAGGGAGCGCGGTCGTGACCGTACTCGGTACCTTCCGCGGCAACGTCCGCGACGACCTCGGCTGGCTCAACTCCGCCGGCCGCCCCGACCCGTCCGAGGTGTTCCACCGGGCGAACCTGCCCCGTACCGGCCTCGACGACGTCCCGGCCGCGGCGACGGGCGTCATGTGCTCGGTGGCACTGTTCTTGCACGACGGGGACACCGTCAGCGCGCTGACGTTCATCTCCGGCGGCACCGCGGGCGCGTCCCTGACGAACCAGATCGCCGCCCTCTACAGCACGTCCGGGGCGCTGCTCGCGCAGTCCGCGGACAAGACATCCGAGGCGTGGGCCGCCGACTCGGCGAAGACGTTCGCGCTCGCCGCCCCGTACCGGGTGACGAAGAGTGGCGTGTACTTCGCGGCGCTCGCGTTCGCGGCGTCCACCGTGCCGACGCTCGTCGGGTCCATCGGGGCGAAGCCGCACCTGTCGGGCGAGGCCAACCTCGCGCAGACCTCCGGCTCGGGCATCGGCGCGACCGCCCCGGCGACCATCGCGTCCCCGGCGTTCAAGCGGCACGTACCGCTCGTCGTCGCGACCTGATCGGGAGGCTGGCCCATGGCTCTCACGAGCAGCGTCTCAATCGCCGCGACGGCGGAGCTGTCCACGGCGCTCGACCTCACCACGGGGCGGGCGCCGTTGCAGGTCCGCAGGGCGGTGCAGTACGGGTCCGGCACGGGTGCGGGCAAAGCCGACCGGGTGTTCTCCGACCGGCGCACGCTGGCCGCGTCGGCGTCGGAGGATCTCGACCTGGCGGGCGTTCTCCTGGACGCCTTCGGGGCAACGATCACCCTCGCTCGGATCAAGGGTCTGATCGTCTCCGCGGCGGCCGGGAACACGAACAACGTGGTGATCGGCGCGGCGAGCAGCAACCCGTGGGCGACGCTCCTCGGCGCGACCCACACCCTCACCCTGCGCCCCGGCGCCACCCTGGCGTTGATGGTCGGAGAGGCGGACGCCACGGCGTACGCGGTCACCGCCGGAACGGCCGACCTGCTGAAGGTCGCCAACTCCGGCTCCGGTACGCCGGTGTCGTACGACGTCGTCCTCATCGGCACCTCAACCTGACGGGAGGAACGCGGCATGAGGGTGTATGCGCAGCCCGCGGACCTGACCGAGTACACCGGCGAGGAACCCCCGGACGGCGCGGACCGGCTCCTGCGGAACGCGTCCCGGATGCTGGAGGCCCGCGCGCTGCGCACCGCCTGGTACGACACCGACGCCGACGGGATGCCGACCCACCCGGCCGTGCGGGCGGCGCTGCGCGACGCGGTGTGTGCGCAGGTCGCGTGGTGGGGCGAGATCGGCGACTCCAGCGGGGCGTCCGCGGTGGGCTGGGGCGCCGTCGAGATCGGCTCCGCGAAGCTGTCGCGGTCGCTGACCGCGACGGACGCCTCGGCGTCGCCCGCCCGCCAGCTGGCCGAGGCCGCGATCGACGCACTGACCGCCCCGGACCTGACGCCGGACATCTTCCGCCTTGGGGCGGTGGTGAGCGCGTGAGGCTACCGGGCTTGCTCCTGCGACACGAGGTCGCCGTCGAGGCGTTCGAGGGGGCGGGCGCGTACGGCGAGACGTACGGGCCCCCGCAGACCGTGCGCGGCTTCCTGGACGAGCAGACCCGGCTCGTGCGGGACACGGGCGGCAACCAAGTCAGCTCGTCCTCGACGTTCTACTGCCACCTGGACGCGGTGACGGCGCCGCCGCAGTCCCGCGTCACCCTGCCCGACGGCCGCACGACGACCGTCATCGCCGCCCTACGGCGCGACGGAGGCGGCCTGCCCACCCCGGACCACCTTGAGGTGCAGCTCACCTGACGGAGGGACACCCCATGGCGCAGTACACGCGGATGAGCTGGGACGGCAACCGGCTGTGGACCTCCCGCGGGCGGCGTCTGGCGGCCGAGGGCCTTCAGCGGGCGCTGGAGCACACTCTCGGCGAGGCGAAGAAGCGGGTGCCGCTGGAGGAGGGCACGCTGGAACGCTCCGGGAAAGCCAACGTGATGGGCCTCAACGGGTCGATCAGCTTCGACACCCCGTACGCCGTCCGCCAGCACGAAGAGATGACCTGGCGGCACCTGCCGGGCCGCACCGCGAAGTACCTCGAACTCCCGATGAACTCCGAGCGGGAGGTCATGCTGCGGCTGATGGCCGTGCCGCTGAGCCGCTGGCTCCGCGGATGACCGGCTACAGCAGCGCCCTCACCGAAGGGCTCGCCGAGCTGGCCGCCGGGGCGGGGCTGGGGACGTGGCGTACGAGCGGGGTGTACGCGGCGGGCGAGACCGGCATCACGGTCGGCGTGGTGCCGGACGTGCCGGACCGGATCATCTGCCTCACCCCGTACCCGGTTGAGGACACCGACCTCACGGACGCGGTGACGGGGATGCAGGTCCGGCTCCGTGCGGGCCGTGACCCCCGCCACGTCCAGGACGCGGCCGACGCGCTGTTCGACCTGCTGCACGGCCGGGAGCACTACCAGCTCGGCGGCGTGCACGTCGCGCTGAGCTGGCGGCAGTCGCAGGCGTGGATCGGCCAGGACGAGCACGGCCGTATGGAGCTGACGGCCAACTACTACATGCGGACCACCAGGGCCGCGACCTACGCGAACGAATAGGAGTGATGGGCCATGTCGACGCCCACCCCGGTCACTGCTCTGGCCCGCCGCTGGCGGCTGGAGGTCAACATGGGAGACGCGGAGACCCCGGACTGGCAGCTGTGCCCCGGGATCACCGCGTTCCAGTGGACCGCGCCGCCCAACCACGAGGACAGCTCCGACTACGACTCCGACGGCTGGGCCGGGAACACCAAGACGGGCCAATCGTGGGAGGTGAAGGCGACGTTCAACCGGAAGATCTCCAAGGATTCGACCCTGTACAGCGCGGTGCACGAGAAGATCCGGGCCGCGTTCTTCGCGTACGGCGACGCCTCCCAAGTGCACATCCGCTGGGCCGACCGACTGGGCCTCCCCGAGGCGTACGAGGGCCTCGCCCTGCCCGCGTGGGAGCCCAAGGGCGGCGAGTACACCGACCTCGACCAGGTGGAGACGACGTTCACCGGCGACGGCCCGCTCACCCCCGTCACGAACTGGCTGGCCGCCTGATGGGGCGCCGGTTCGAGGCCGTCGAGGAGGTCCTCGACGACACCCTGACGCTGCCGGTACGCGGACAGGACGGCACCACCAGGGAGTTCACGTTCGATGCGCCCGACGCGGAGACCGGGCTGCGGGTGCAGCTCATCATGGAACACGCCACCCGCGTCGTCGTCGCGGGCGAGGCCCCCGAGGACTCCACCGTCCTCGACGACGCCGCCGAAGAGGACATGTACCGCCTCGCGCTCGGCGACCAGTACGACCCGCTGCGGGAGCACTGCGACTGGTCCAGGTTCAAGCACGCGTCGATGACCGTGGTGTTCTGGATCATCGCTGACGGCGAGACCGCCGAAAGCTTCTGGTCCTCCGGTGGCGACCCTTCTCAAGCGGCCCCGAACCGGGCGGCACGCCGAGCAGCAACCCGCGCCTCGGCGTCGGGTTCGGCGAAGTCGACCCGCAAACGGGGCTCCACGAGTGGTACGAAGGCGGCACCGCGGGCCCGCAAGGGCAAGAAGGCGACGGGCTGACCTGGGCTCAACTGCTGGAGCAGTGGCCGCTGATCGAGACCGACCTCCACGCCGAGTACGGCATCGACGTCGGCTCCGGCATCCTCCGCGCACGCACGTGGCGCTGGCTGCGCGTCCGTATCGCCGGGCTCCTGACCGCTGACACCCGGGTCGCCCGCCACTTCGCCCCACCCGAGAAGTAGACGCGGAGGGGGGCGGCTCATGGCGCTCACCGTAGGCGAACTCACCGCGATCATCCGGGCCGACGACGCCGGGTTCCGCTCCGGGCTGTCCGCCGCGGCGCTGCGCCTGCGGGGTCTCCAGCGGGACGCCGACGGCCGCCTGCGGGACATCAACGGCCGGTTCGTACGGACCGGCGACAGCGCCGGGCGGGGGCTCGGCGCGGGCATCGCGCGCGGCGCCCGCGCGGCAGTCTCCGCCCTCGGGAAGATCGCCCCGGCGCTCGCCGGTATCGGGGTGGGGCTGCCGGTCGCGGCCGCGGCGGCAACCGCGCTGGGCGGGATCGCCGCGGGCGCGGCCGCCGCCGGGCTGGCGGTGAAGGCATTCCAACTGGCTGCGGGCCCGCAGATGGACGCGGTCACCGAGACGACCTCCGCCGCAGAGAAGGCCGAGGCGGCGCACGAGAAGGCCACGCTGAAGAAGGCGCAGGCCCAGAAGCTCGCGGCGAAGGGCGGCGACAAGTACAAGGCCGCGCTACGCGAGGCGGAGTCCGCGACGAAGGCTGCGAAGGACGCCGACGCGGAGTACGAGCAGCAGCTCGCTGGGCTGCCGCCCGCGACCCGCCGCTACGCCAAGTCCCTGGCCGGGCTGAAGGACGACCACCAGGAGTGGTCGGACGAGCTGTCGAAGGACACCATGCCCGTCTTCACCAAGGGCATCGAGCTGGCGCGTGACCTGCTGCCGACGCTAACGCCGTTCGTACGGGCGGCGGCGTCCGCGATCGGCGAGTTCCTCGACGACGTCAGCCGGGGCGTGAAGTCGGCAGGCTTCAAGCAGTGGGCCGCGGACATGTCCGAAGCTGCGGGCCCGGCGCTGTCCAACTTCCTCACCGTGATCAAGAACCTGGCGGTCGGGATCGGCGGCCTGTTGCAGGCGTTCCTGCCGCGGTCCGGCCAGATGACTGGCGGCCTCGTCTCCATGTCCGAGGCGTTCGCGCAGTGGGGCCAAGGGCTCAAGGACAGCGAGGGCTTCGCGCGGTTCCTGGATCTGGCGTCGGCCGGCGGCGGCACCCTGGGGCAACTGGCCCTCGCCGTGGTGAACCTGCTCATCGCGTTGGGCCCCCTCATCGGCATCAGCACGCAGGTCGCGCTGGCGCTCGCCAGCGTCATCAACGCCCTCCCGCCGGACGTGCTCTCCACGCTGACCACCGGCATCGTCGCGGTGGTCATCGCGATGAAGGCGTACCGCGCGGGCGCGGCCGCGTCGGCGACGATCAGCGCGGTGCTGCGCTCGGCGGCGATGACGACGGCGCTGGCGTGGGTGCGCGGCGCCGCGATGATGACGGCCGCCATGCTGCGGATCGCCGCGACGGCGACGCTGTCCGCGGCGCGTACGGCGGCGGTGTGGGCCGCGAGCGCGGTCAGGATGACCGTGACGTTCCTCGCGAGCATGATCCGTACCGCTGCGGTCACCGCCGCGCACTTCACGATGATGGCGGTCCGCGCGGTGGCGTGGGCCGCAGTGATGGCCGCTTCCTGGATCGCGGCGATGGGCCCGGTCGGCTGGATCACGATGGCGGTGATCGCGCTGGCGGCGCTGATCATCGCGAACTGGTCGACGGTGAAACGCTGGACAGCCGCGGTGTGGACCTGGGTGTGGGAGAAGGTACGGGCTGCCGCGCGGCTCATGGTCCAGGCATTCCTCAACTTCACGCTGCCTGGCCTGATCATCAAGCACTGGTCGACGATCCGCAGCAAGACGGCGGCGGCGTGGAACGCGATCATCGCCTGGCTGCGTGGCGTCCCGGGCCGTATCCGCTCCGCCCTGTACGTCATGGGGAACTTCGTCAACGCTGTGGCGACCGGCGCGTGGCGGCGGTTCTCCTCGGCCACGCGGCAGATGACCGGCACCGTGATCAGCTACGTGCGGGGCATCCCCGGACGTATCCGCTCTGCCCTCGGCTCGGTCGGCTCCCTGCTCTACAACAAGGGCCAGGACATCGTCTCCGGCTTGTGGCGCGGCATCCGTTCTATGGGCAGCTGGCTCCGCTCGACGCTGATCAACTGGGCGAAGGACATGATCCCGGGGCCGATCGCGAAGGCGCTGGGGATCAACAGTCCGTCGACCGTCATGGCGCGCGAGGTCGGGCGCTGGATTCCGCCCGGTGTCGTCAAGGGCGTGGACGCGTCGAAGCGCGTCTTGGACCGCGCGATGGCCAAGCTCGTCACGCCGCCGGCTGTGCCGTTCGGCGCTGGCGGCGCGGGCGCGTACGGCGCGCGCGGCGGTACCACGGCTGGCGGTCGCCAGACGGTCCGCGTCGTTCTGGACGTGGCGGGCGCCGACTCGGACATGAAGCGCATGGTCCGGCGGATGGTCCGGGTCGACGGCCGCGGGAGCGTACAGACCGCGTTCGCGTGAGGGGGTGACCGTGGCGTTCCCGGAGGACCCGCTCGGCGTGGTCGTCGAACTCCAACTGGGCGGCAGCTGGATGGACATCACGCCGCACGTCTACGCCCGCGACCCCATCAAGATCGAGCGCGGGCGGCGGGACGAGGGCTCCCGCGCCGACCCGGCCGTGTGCACGCTGACGATCAACAACCGCGACGGCCGGTACTCGCCGCGCAACCCGCGCTCCCCGTACTACGGGCTGCTGGGCCGCAACAGCCCGGTCCGCGTGTACGTGCTGCTGCCCGGCGGGGTGTCGTACCGGTTCGTCGGGGAGGTCTCCGCGTGGCCGTCGCGCTGGGCACCGTCCGGGGCGGACGTGTGGATTCCCGTGCAGGCCGCGGGCATCCTGCGGCGCCTCGGGCAGGGCGCGCAGCCGTTGCGTGACGCTCTCCGCCGCCACATCGAGGCGTCCGTCCCGCGGCCGTTGGCGTACTGGCCGTTGACCGACGGCGAGTACGCGATCCAGGGCAGCGAGGTGATCAGCGGCGCGCAGCCCGCCCGCACCCTCGGGCCTGCCGGCTCCTACTACCAGGGGCAGGTGGAGTGGGGTAAGGGCGAGCTGGCGCCGTGGATGGACGCCGCGGTCGGCCTGCCGCCGGCGTCCCGCGGCAACCTCACGGTCGGCGTCAACCCCGCCCCCGCCGCGACTGACGGGTGGAGTGTCGACATCGTCCGGTCCGGGCTAGGCAGCCAGTTGGTGGTGGAGATGTGGGACACCGCTCCCCGCATCTCCCTCGATCCGCAGATCTGCTGGTCACTCGTCGTGGGCATCGACGGGGACACCTCGATGCGCCTGGTGCTGGGCGCTTACGACGAGGCATCCTCGTCCTCAATGACGCTGGCGCTGGTGAACGTGCCGGCGCTGTACACACCGGGCCCGCACCACATACGGCTCACCGTGACTCCCGCGCCCGGGGATGACGCGGCGTGGTCGGTGATGCTGGACGGGGCGGTCGTGGCGTCGGGGGTGACGTGGCCGCTGGTCCGTCCCTTGGCGAAGATCAATACCTACTGGGTGACGGTCACCGGCGACGGCGGCGATACGGGGCCGCTCGCGATCGGGCACCTCACGTACTGGGGCCCGCAGACGCCCCCGGCGGCGGACACCTGGCGGGCCGTACGCGGCCACGCGGGCGAGCGCGCCGGACGCCGCATCGAGCGGCTGTGTGCCGAGCAGGGCGTTCCCCTCCAGGTGACCGGCAGCCTCGACGACACCCCCGCGATGGGCCCGCAGCGGCCGGCGACGTTCCTCGACCTGTTGGCCACTGCGGAGGACGTGGACGGCGGCACGCTCGGCGAGGCCCGCGACGAGCTGGCACTCGCGTACCGGACCCGCACCAGCCGCTACAACCAGGGAGGGTGACGTGGCGTACAACGTGCAGAACGTGTGGCTCGGCGCGGCCACGGACACCTCCGTGTGGGTGCGCTGCCGGACCGTGCCGCCGGTGTCCGTCACGCTGCTGGTCTCCACCTCGCCCGACCTCTCGGGGGCGCTCGCGCTCGGCCCGGCGGCGCCGACGGCGGAGGGCGTGGTGTCCTGGCAGGTCACCGGGCTGGAGCCGGACACGCGGTACTGGTACGCAACCGACGACGGCGCCGTGAGCCCGTTCTACCGGGGCACGTTCCGCACGCACCCGCCCGTCGGCGAGCGCGCCAGCTTCGCGTTCGGCGCGGCCGGGGACGCCGGGCACGCGGGCGCCGGGGACCTGGCCGAGGTCACCAACGGCGTGTCCGACGCGCAGGTGTTCGAGCAGATGCGCCACCGCGCAGGCGTTGAGGAGTGGGTGCAGTTCTGCCACCTCGGGGACCTGCACTACCGCAACATCAACACCAACTCCCCGGCGGCGTTCCGGCAGGCGTACACCGACACCCTCAGCTACAACCTCGGCTCCAACTCCTCCGCGAAGCAGGGGCACTTCTTCCGCACCGTGCCCATGACGTACGTGTGGGACGACCACGACTACGGCCCCAACAACAGCGACCGGCTGAGCGTGGCGCGGCCGGCTGCGCAGCAGGTGTACCGGGAGCGGGTGCCGCACTACCCGCTGCCGCACGCGGAGGGCATCTACCAGTCCTGGCAGGTCGGCCGCGTGCTGTTCATCGCGTCGGACGTGCGCAGCTTCCGGGACCCGAACACCGACCCGCAGACCCCGTCGAAGACGATGTTGGGCGCGGCGCAGAAGACGTGGATGGAGAACCTCCTCACCACGACGGACGCCGCGGCCCTGGTGTGGATCTCCCCCTCTCAGTGGATGTCCGACACCGACGACAGCTGGGCCAGGTTCCGGCACGAGCGGGACCAGGTCACCGAGATGCTCGGCGACACCGGCTGGCTCCGCCGCATGGTCCAACTCACCGCCGACCGGCACGCCCTCGCCATCGCGTCCGGCCCCGCCAACCCGTGGGGTAACTTCCCGATCTTCATGTTCGCGGGCCTCGACGCCGTCCCCTCCGACATCGACCCGGCGTACGACATCGGCATGCGGGCGGCGCGGCAGCAGTACGGCACGATGCACGTCCGCGACCACGGGCACACCATCTCCCTGACCGGCACCGGCCGGTACATCAGCCTCGCCAACGGGCAGTGGCAGGACAACGTGTGGAGGTCGCACACGGCGTACGTGCACGTCGGGTCACCGAGCCTGGCGCTCGGCTACCGGCAGGTTGCCCCGCCTCTCGAACCGGTCGACGACGACCAGCAGTTGCGGAACGACATCGCCGTCCAGCGCGACGGCGGCGGCGAGGCCCGCGTCCTCCTCGGAGACGGGCCGCTGTCCGTACAACCCCCGCCGGACGGCGTCGGCACGTACGACGACGCGGTCACCGTCAACGTCGTGTCGGACGAGCAGCTCCTCGACCAGGCCGGGTGGCGGCTGCGGCGCGGCACCGTGGACGCCGCCCGATACCCGACGCTGCGCCTGGACCTCACCAAGCGGCCCGACCTCATCCCGGGCGTGGCCGCGCTGTCCGAGGGCGACCGGATCACGATCTCCGACCCCCCGGAGTGGGAACCGCCCGGCCCGATCGCCCAGATAGTCGAGGGCACGACGGAGATACTCCGCCCCCGGGCGTGGGAGATCGAGGTCAACGCGAGTCCTGCGGCGCCGTGGACGGTGGCCGAGGCCGCGCCCGGCGACGAGACGACGGCCGGGCCGACCGGCCCACGCAGGCTGGACACCAGCGGCGCGCTCCTCGCTGACGCGGTGTCGGAGGCGGGCACGGTGCTGCTGGTGCACACCCCGCCTGACGGTCCGATCGACCGCGCACCGTGGGCGCCGTCGGCCGGGCCCACGCCGACGTTCGCACCGGAGTACCCGTACGACCTGAGCGTGGGCGGGGAAACCGTACGGGCGCTCTCGTGCGCGCCCGCGGTGTGGGACACCTTCGCGCGTACCGCCTCGTCCGGCTGGGGGTCGGTGCCGTCCGGCGGGGCCTGGGCCATCTCCGGCGGCGCGAGCGCGGACTACTCCGTGACCTCCGGGCTCGGCCGCATGTCACTGGGCAGCGCGAACGTCGCCCGCTGGGCACTCACCCCGGCGCCTGCGCCCGACGTGGACCTGCGTGCGACCTTCGCGGTCGACAAGCTGGCGGCCGGGGCCGCGCATCTCCTGGCGCTGGTGGCCCGCACGACGGACGTCAACAACGGCTACCTCGTGCGGCTGGCGCTGAACACCAACCAGACGATCACGCTGTCCCTCCGCAAGCGCGTGGCGGGCACCGAGACGCAACTCGCCGAGTACACCCCCGCCCTCCTCCACGTCGCGGGCGCCGCGTACGCCGTACGCCTCCAACTGGAGGGCAGCACCCTCCGCGCGAAGTTGTGGCCATCCGGGAGCAGCGAGCCGCGCTGGCACGTGACCACTGTGGACACCGCGCACGCGGGCGCGGGACAGCTCGGCGTACGGGTGATCCTCGGCGCCGGGAGCACCACCACGCTTCCGGTGCTGGTCACCGTGGCGGATCTCCAGACCGTCACGCCGCAGCGCCTCACCGTGGAGCGCTCCGTCAACGGCATCGTCAAGCCGCAGGCGAAGGGCGCCGCGGTGTCGCTGGCGCAGCCCGCCTACCTCGCCCTGTAGGGAGACCGCCCGTGCCCAACCCCCGTTTGTACGCAGGCCAGGTGCTGACCGCGGACCGCTGGAACAGCATGTTGCCGCAGTTGGTCGTGCAGGAGAACGACCAGGTGGTCACCGCGTCCGTGACGCCGATCAACACGGAGATCAGCATCGTCCCCGAGGCGAACGCCACCTACTTGTACTGGCTGTACATCTCCTACTCGGCGTCGAACAGTTGCGGGATGCGCTGGCAGTGGTCCGCGCCCGGCGCGATCTTGTGCTCCTTCACGCAGTCGATCGCGAGCCCCGGCAGCTCCGGCTCCGCGAACACCCCGCAGTCGGTGAACTTCCGCCGCCCCGCGAATACCACGGGCCGCCTGGCCGGCGGCTCCGACAGCGTGACGACGCCGGTGAACTTCCACTCGGCGTACGACTCGGGGTCGTTCACCACCGACAGCACGCTCAGCCCGATCACGCTGCAATTCGCGCAGGCCGTGTCCAGCGGAGGCCAGGCGATCCTCCGCGGCGGCAACCAAACCCGCCTGGCGTACCAGCGCGTCGCCTGACCCCGTCCCGAACTCGTACGCCCCGGAGCTATCCCGGCCCGGGGCGTTCCGCATGCCCAAGGAGGGCGCCATGAAGCTCGTCCGCAGGTCCCAGTGGGGAGCGCCCGCCACGTCGGCGGCCTCCTCCATCGGCTCCACCCGAGGCGTGAAGGTCCACTACCTCGGCTCCCCCTACGCGTCCCGCGCGCACTCCGGGTGCGACGACGCGGTCCGATCCATCCGCGCCAGCCACCTCGCGAACCGCGCGGAGGGCTACTCCGACATCGCCTACAACATGCTGGTGTGCGAGCACGGCTACGTCTTCGAGGGCCGCGGCGCACACAAGAAGACCGGCGCCAACGGCAACAGCAGCCTCAACTCGGCGCACTACGCGGTGTGCGCGCTCCTCGGCAGCAGCGGCCTCACCAAGCCGTCCGACGACATGCTGGCCGGTATCCGCGACGCCATCGAGTGGCTGCGGGAGCACGGCGACGCGGGCAACGAGATCAAGGGCCACCGCGACGGCTACGCCACTTCGTGCCCCGGGCCCGCGCTGTACGCGTGGGTGCAGAAGGGGGCCCCGCGCCCCGGCGGTACGGGCGGCAGCACCCCGCCGAAGCCCGGCCCGTCGTCGTACGAGCCGTTCCCCGGCGCCAGCTTCTTCATGAAGGACGGCCGCCCCGCGCTCGGCAAGTCCAGCCCGATCTTCACCGCGATGGGCAAGCGCCTCGTGGCCGTCGGCTGCGGCCGGTACAAGGTCGGGCCCGGCCCCGAGCTGGGGCAGGCCGACGTCTACAGCTACGAGGCGTGGCAGAGGGAATGCGGCTACTCCGGCGCCGACGCGAAGTGGCCGCCCGGCAAGACCACCTGGGACCGCCTGAAGGTCCCCAACGTCTGAGGAGGAACCATGTCGCACACGTTCACGTCCACGGCCGTCCTCGGCTACCTGAAGTGGGACACCTTCGAGCGCGCCGGGTGGACCGGCGTGCAGACGTCCCTCGGTGTCCTCGCCGCCGACCTGGCGGACGTCCCGGCGTGGTGGGCCGCGCCGATCGCGCTGGCGCTGGCCTCCGCGAAGTCGTACGCGGCATCCCGGCTCGGCGTACGGGGCACCGGTTCAACGCTCCCCGCCGGACGGGACCCGGCGGGCGCCGAGCCTCTGCTGCCCACGCCGGGTACGGGCGGGCCCGAGGCGCTGTGATGCGGGCCGCGGCGCGCCGGGCGGCGGCGCGGCTGGAGTGGCGCGGCCTCGCGATCCTCACCTCCGGCGTCGCCTGGATCTCGTACGGGGTCCATGTCGCGGTGCAGCCCCGGTACGGGACGACGCGCGGTATCGCTGTGATGCTGGACCTGATGCCGATGTGGGGGTGGGGTGTCGGCTGGATCGCCGCCGGGGCCGCGTGCCTCGGCTACGCCTGGGCGCCGACCGGGCGGGACGTGCCGGGCCTCCTCGCCAGCGTGTGCCCGCCGCTGCTGTGGGCCGTCGCGTACGCCATGGGCGGCGCGCTCGGCACCGACGCGAAGGCGTGGGGCGCGGTCGCCCCGTGGGCATCGCACGCGGTGCTCGTGCTGATCGTCGCGGCGACGACCAGTCCTCGGAAGCTGGTGATCTCGAATGGCTGAGCCGACGGGATGGTGGGCCGTGCTGGGCTTGGCGGTCACCGCGGCGGGTGGCGTCACCACGGCATGGCTGGGCCGCGGACGCGAGCAGCTGGTGCGCGTCCCCGCGGCTGGCGCCGACGAGCCGCCGCCAGCCGACCTGACGACGATCACCGGCCTGGCGACCGCCGTCACCCAGCAGCAGCGGCAGATCGACCGCATGGAGGCACGCGACGGGGCGCTGCGGCGCCGCGTACGGAGCCTGGAGGCCGCCCTGACGGCGGCCGGTGTGCCGGTTCCCGAGCCGGACCCCGATGACCGCCGCCTGATCGAGCAGTGACCCGCGTACGTACGCGCCCCCGTCTCGGCTTCGGCCGGGGCGGGGGCGATCTTCTGCGTTCAGGGCAGAATGCCCCTGTGGATGCAGGAGTTGCGGCCGTCGTGGGTGCGGCCATCGGTGGTGGACTGGCCGGGCTGACGGCCGTCGGAACGGGCCTGTTCGGCCTTCGGCAGGCACACCTTCAACTAAAACACCAGGAGTCGGAGGCGGCCCGCCAGCGGCGCTTCGAGAGTCTCACCGAGAGGCGGGGCCCGCGCTCACAGGCGTACGCGGAATTCGTCGCGGCTGGGCAAGATCTGATCGACGCGCTGTACGGACAGGAGCAGGAATTCCACGAGCAGTTCCAGGGTCTCTGGGAGGCCATCCGGAAACGCCGTTCTACCGTCGCTATCGCAGGACCAGATTTTGTAGTGAAGGCGGCAGGTCAGTTTTCCGACGAAGTCAGGTCCTTCAGGAACGACCTCGCCCACGGGCGAATCAGCACGAATCCTCTCAACGAGAAGCACCGCCTCGAACGCCGACTTGACAGCTTCACCCAGGCAGCACGCACAGCGTTAGAAGACGAAGGCCACTAGCCCGGAGGACCTAGCGCAACGGCAGAGTCCGGGAAGGGCTGCCGCTCTCCGACCTTGTTGAAGCCCCAGTCCTCGTAAGGCGACTGCACGCGGGGGGTGGGTCACGTCGACCAGAAGGTCCTCGGGGCGGAGTCGGGGGCTCGGGCTCGGTAGGCATGGGCCGAGCGTACGGCGACCGCCGTACGACGGGGGAGAGCGCACGGGCGCGTACGCGGCGCGCCCCGCTGGGCTACGCAGCACCCACGGAGAGGGCCCTCACCCCGCGCGGGGTGAGGGCCCTCTCGTACGTACGGCTACGCGAGCCAGGTGGGGGCTCCGCGGCGCCGCCACTGCTCCAGTCCTGCCCCGTCGATGGTGAACACCTGGTGGGTGCGGGCGTAGTCGGCGGCGGGCCGGGTGAAGCGGCTGGTCGTGACGAACAGTGCGATGTCGGCGCCGTGGTGGGGGCGGGCGGTGCCGACGAACCGCTGCATGTCGCCGGACCCGACGGGGTTCCGCGGCCCGTAGCGCTTGCACTGCACGACCACCCGCTGCCCGGTGCGCGTACGGGAGACGACGTCCGCGCCGAGGTCCCCGGCGCCGCCGGACACGGCGACGTGGGTGTGTCCGGCGGCGGTGAGGAGGTCGGCTATGTGCCTCTCAAAGCCGGACGGCGACAGGGCGAGGGGTGATCGTCCGGTTCGGGTGCGGAGCCGTACCGCGCTCCCCCACCGGCCTCGGGTCACCCATCCGGCCAGCAGCAGCACCGTCACGGCGGCGGCCCCGTACGCGACGGCGGGATGGTCGCGGAGCCAGCGGGCTGCGGCGAGTACGAGGACGGCGCCGACGGCGAGGGCTGTGCCGTCCAGCCGTAACCGCGCGCGCCCTCGCCCTCCTCGGCGTCTGCGTGTTCTGCGGGCCATCGGATCGTCCCCCTCAGCGGTGGTAGGTGTGGTGATTGCGGCCGAACAGGCCGTGCGCGTGCTGGTGAACGGTGACGTGCGTACGGGCGCCGGTCGTCCACCGGGCGGCGGCGATCAGCAGCACCAGCGCGAGCAGCCCGCCAGTCCCGAGCCCGGCGACGGCGCCGAGGATCTGCCCGACGCCGTAGCCGAGCCCGGCGCCGGCGGCTCCGGCGCCGAGGCCGCCCGCGAGGAGCCGCTGCGCCTGCGGGTCGAGGAGCGGCTGCGGGGTGAGATCCCGAGGCGCGGTGGGCACGGTCGGCTGCTGTACCTCGTAGACGGGCACCATGGCGCCGCCGTACGGCTGGTAGCCGACGATGCGGCGGGCGGCGGCCGGGGCGACGGGCCGGGGTGGGGCGGGCGTGATGTCGTACGGGCGGGCGGGGGTGACGGCGGTGGGTGTCACCGTGCGGCGTACCGGCTCGGGCAGGGGCATCACGAACCTCCGTTCTGGGTCTGGCGGATGCGGGCGAGGACGGGGTCCAGGCCGTCGGGGCGCACGTGCACGGTCCGGGCCCGGGACCCATCCGAGGGGCCGACGACCCCGTGGTGCTCCAGCGCGTCCATGAGCGCCCCGGCCGCCGCGAAGCCGACGCGCAACTTCCGCTGGAGCATCGACGTCGACCCGAACTGCGTGGACACGACCAGCTCGGCCGCCTGACACAACAGGTCCACGTCCACGCCGGGCGGGGCCGGGCTCGTGCTCGGGGCGGGGCGGGGCCGCAGCGCGTACCGGCCGTGCCGCGGCCGGTGCACGTCCGCGTCGGCAGCGAGCCACCGGCCGATGGTCTCCGGGCTCGGCAGGTCCACGTCCGGGCGCGTACGGGAGAGGACGTCCCGGATCGCCTCCGGCCCGATACCCTCCGGACCGGCCTGCGCGACGACCTCCCGGACCAGGGCCTTGCGGGGGTCCTCGGGCCGGGTGCGGGCGGTGTCGATCGCGTCGCCGAGCGCCCCGTCCTCGTCGCCGTCGCCGAATCCGGCGTCGAAGATGGCGCGCGCCTGCGCTTCGAGATCGGGGTCACGGCGCGAGGCATCCTCGATGGACGCGTTGATCTGGCGCATGCGGGCGTCGGCGTCCCGGATCGCGGCGGCAGCCTCGTCGTCGGGCGCACCCTCGGGTCGGGGCTTGCCCCAGTCAGCGGTCACGTCCCGGCGGCGGGGCGCGGCGGGCGGCTGCTCGACGGCCGGGGCCGCGGCGGGCGCCGCCACCACAGGGGCGGCCGCGCTGAACAGATGGGCGGTGCCGTCCCAACGGTGCTCGTACGCCTCGCCCGCGGCCTCCCGCGACAGGGCGTCCAGGGACGGCTGCCGGCCGGAGCAGGCGGCGACGATGTCCGCGATCTGGGTGGGCTTCAACCGGTACGCCTTGAACGGCCTGGCCGGCTCGTCCAACTCCTTGGCGAATCCGCAGCCGGGGTAGGGGGCGTCCTGCGGGTTGAGCCGGTCCGCCCACCCCATGAGGTACGCCAGTTCCGTTTCGTCGCTTTTCATGCCGATCTTCAGCCCGGACTGCTTCACCAACTGCGGCTCCGCAAGAACGTCCTGCGTCGCCCGCAGTGCGGCCGCGTCGACGTTGCAGGCGACGGCGCGGGCCAGCTCCACGACCTGGAGGAGGGCGTCGCCCGCGGCGCGGAGGGTGGTGTCGCGGCGCGCGCGGTGCGAGTACAGCTCGGCGATCTCGTCGGCGGCGATGACGATGCCCGGCACCTGCGGGCTCACCGGGAGCTTGTCGTCGTCGTGCTCGATCATCAGCTGCGCGTAGCCGGGCTTGCGGGCCTTCGCGATCCGCAGCAGCGCCTCGCACATCGCGCGGGCCTTCTCCGGGGTGTCGGCGACCCAGTCGATCGGGGGCTGCCCGTGGCGCCCGGCGGCGTGCCAGGCGCGCAGCCACGGCAGGGCGAGGCCGCCGCCGTTGAGGTCGAGGACCCACGGCAGGCAGTCCGTCATCCGGGCGTAGCCCGCGAGGCCGAGATGCATGCGGTTGGTCTTGCCGCTCCCCTTGCGGCCGACGGTGGTCGCGGTGTTCTGCCGGAGGCACGGCGCGAATGTCGACCCGTCTCGGTGGACGCCCAGCGGCAACGGCCCGTTCATGGACAGGGGGCTGTAGTCCTGCGGGTAGACGACGTCGCCCACGAGGGCGTTCGCGGTGGTGACGTTGATGAGGAACGCGCCGCGGTGCACACCCTGCTGCACCTCTACGCCGCAGCCCTCCGGGAGACGGGCGTCCCCGGCGAGACCGTCCTCATAATTTTTGATCTGCCGCCACGTCGCGCCGCCCGGCGGGGTCTCGCCCTCCAGGGTGTAGCCGCCGCCCTCCTCCCACTGCTCGATCCCGACGACCGTGCAGTTCGACACGTTGCAGACGCGGGCGATCCGGGCCACCCACTGGTCCGCGAGGTCCCGCTGCCCGGCACGGCGCCGAGTCCGTTCCGCCTCCGCGAGCTTCTCCGCGGCACGCTGCTCGGCACGGGTGGCCTTCGTACGGGCACCACCCATCGCCGTACCCAGACCGACCGCACCGGCGGCCAGCGCACCCAGCGCGTGCACCGACCAGGGCCCGCCCGCGAGCGCCCACGAACACCAACCCCCGGCGCCGATCCATGCCGCGGCCCGCAGCGCGAGCGTCCCGCGCGGCGCCTTGGCCTGCACCCCGGCGATGTGGTGCCCCACCAGCCCGGCCGCGGCGACCGCGCCCGCCCACGCCGGGGGTACGTCGGCGACGTACCCGGCGTAGGTGACAGCCAGCGCGGTCCCGGCGGCGCTGATCGGGCCGCTGAGCGGCCCGTGGCCGGACTCCCAGTCGATACTCACAGCTGTGCGTCTCCTCAGATGTTGTTGGTGACGTCCCACTTGGCCTCGGCGTGGATGCCCTTGCGGGGCGTCTCGATACGCGCGAGGTCGGGGGCGTGGATGCGGCGCATGACCGGCGCCAGTTCCTCGGCCAGCTCGGCCGCTTTGATCTGGAGGCCGTGGACCTGCCGCATGATGTCGACGACGGAGTCGTCGAGGGGGAAGTCCTGATCGGCCCTCGCGACGGAGATCTTCATGGCCTCGGCGATGTAGCCGAGGGCCTCGGGGAGCGCCGCGAAGTCCTCCGCGACCTGCAACATCCCGCGCGGCTCGTAGTTGGCGGCGACGCGGGCCATCTCCATGGCGGGCGCGGTGAAGTGGTGTCCGGACATCAGTCCTCCAGGACTTGAGGGTGTGCCGCCGGCGGTCGCGGGGCGGCGTACGAACGAAGCGAGGGGGCCCGGCGTCGCCGCGACGGCCGGGCCGGTCATGTCGGTGCCGTCGCCCTTGCGGGCCGCGCGGCGGTCGCGGGCGGCATCCCGGCGGCGACGCCAGACGCCGAGGGCCTTCTGCCACCCGGCGCGGATACTGCGGCTCCACAGCGCGGCACCGAGCCCGGCAACCCCGGCGATGACCCCGTCCCGGGACGCGGACGCCGCGCGACGGGCGTGACGCCCGGCCCATGTCGCGGCGCGGGCGGCGTGCGGGGCGCCGGCCTTCGCGCCCCGGCCGAGCCCCTTGCCGATACCGCGGCCCGTCGCACCCGCGGCACGACGCGCGGCCGAGGCTGCCCGCTGCGCCGGGGAGCCCTTGCCCGCGGCGGCCCGGGTCAGGTTCCGCAGCGCCTTCTCGGCGGCCCGCTGCTGCTGCCTCTGGCCGCGCGCAGAGCCGCCTCCGTGGCGCCCGCCGCCGCCCGCGCGACCGGAACCGGAACGCAGGCCGGAACCGGACTTCAACCCGGCACCCGCACCGCGGCCCTTCCCCGCGCCGCCACGACCCGCACCCGTAGCGCCGTGCCCGGCAGGCTGCTTACGCCCCGACCCCGTGCCGCCCGCCGCACCGCTACGGCCACCGGGGCGCCCGGCGCCACGCTGCGACCCGCCACCGACGCCACCGCCACGACCCGCGCGACCGGCGCCGGTGCCGCCACGGTGACGCCCACCCCCGCCGCCACCGGACCCGCCACGACGTCCACCACCCAGACCGCCACGGCCCGCCCCGAACCCGAGACGGTTCCGCACGCTACGGCGACGCAGCACCACCGCCGCGGCGGCGGCCGTACCGACCCCCGCCACAGCGCCCACCACGCCCATGGCGCCCGCCGCCTGATACAGCGCGGTGGCGCCCATCGTGGCGCTGTTGCCGACCCCGACGACGACCGGTTCGATCGGCACCCCACGCCGACGTGCAGGCGCCGGCGGCTTCGGCGCCGCGCCCCCCGTCGACGCCGTCGGCGCAGGGGTGGCCGCAGGTGCCGGCGCGACCTGTGGCTGCGCCGGTACGGGCGGGTCAGGTGCCGCCGCGGGCGCGGGCGGCGGCTGCGTCTTCGTGTCCGGCATCAGCACGTCCTCTCGGTGTACGAACTCTGATCCGCGGTCTGATCCGCGTTCTGATCCGAGGTCTGACGGGGTGGGGTATGCGCAGGCGGGAGGGGGGCCGGGGTCGGCCCGATCAGGATCAGGATCAGGATCAGAATCATGATCAGGATCACGTTCCGGTCATCGGGCGGACGTTGTCGGAGCCCAGCGCCGCCAGCTCGGGGTGCTCGGCCTCCAGCTCGCGCCGGAGCTTGTTCGCGAACTGCCGCGAGTCGTGCGGGTGGCGAGCGGCCTTGAGCGCGTCGACCATCTCGCCCTCGTAGGGGCGGCGGCCCAGCGCGTGGTACAGCTCGCGGATGGTCTCCTTGGCCGCGGTACGGCCGCTCTTGGTGGCGCTCTTGGACGCCTTGCCGGTGGCCTTGCGGGGCGCCTTCGTGGCGCCACCGTCCACCGTGGCGGGGCGCTCCGTAGCGGGGCCCGTGGCGTCGCCTGTGGCGCCACGGCCGCTCTCCTTGTGGCGCTCCGGAGCGGGTCCGGTGGCGCTCTGGGGCGTGGCGCCGTGGCGCTCCAGAGCGGGTGCCGTGGCGCCCTGGAGCGCCGGGAGCGTGGCGGTCCGGGGCGCTACGGGAGCGCCCGCCAAGGGCGCCTTCGTGGCGGGCGCCACGGTGGCGCCCTCGATCTGCCAGGGCGCTACGAGGTTCATCGTCGCGAGCGTGTTCGCGTTGCGGCGCGCCGCGAGAAGGAGCATCAGCCGCTCCCGCTGCTCGGCGTCGGCGCCGATCTGGGCCCGGTCCACAGCGACCGCGAGGCGCCGCGACGTACGCGTGTGCCGCCGCCCGCCCGCCTTCAGATCGGCCAGACGAGCGGCCAGGGCGACCGCCCGGAATGTCGCCCGGTCCCGGCTGATCTGTGCCGCGTCCCGGCCACGGCGGGCGAGACCAAGGCGGGCGAGGAGCCGCTCGCGGGCCTCGCGGGCGACGATGGCGAGGAGCCCCTGCGAGTCCGCATCGGGCTTCGCGTGCCGCAGCTCGATCCCCATCGCGAGGTGCCACAGGACGGCGGCGAGGACGGGGCCGACGACGGCACGGACGGTTCCGCCGACGACACCGGACTCCGAGTAGGCCGGGATCACCTGCACTCCGGTGATGGCCCACACCAGCAGGCCCGGGGTCCCGGGCGCCCCGGCCGTCTTGAGGTTCTGGCGCGCCATCAGCGCGCACGCGAACAGCGCCAGTTCGGCGGCGGCGAACATCGCGGCGCGCTCGACGGGCGACGCCATGTCCAGCCGGTGGGTGGCGAACCGCCAGCTGGTGTCCCCGCTGTAGGCGGTGCAGGCTGCGGCGGCGAGCGCCGCGACGCGCACGGCGGCGGGCGTACGGTCCCGGCTACGGCGCGCCTCGCGGCGGGCTGTGATGGCTACGGACAGGCGTCGCCCGACGGCGGCCACGGCCAGCACGAGAAGTACCGCGGCGACCGCGGCCAGTGCGAGGGGCACGGGGGCGAGGGCGGGAACGGGCACGCCTTCCTCCAAGGACAGAACGGGTGGGGGGTGGTCAGAACTGGTTGGGTTCGATCGCGAAGAAGACGACGTTGCCCCCGGACACGGCCGGGTTCTCACGCTCGACGTGACGCCGGATGTCCATGTAGGCGTCGAGCCGGGTCTGCCCGGGGAGAGGGGTGTAGGTGAAGGACGACGTGCTGGAGATGAGGCCGCCTCGGACGGGCTTGGAGAGGGTGATCACCACGTGGTGCGTGCCCTGGGTCGGCGTGTGGGTGGGCATGGGGCTCCGTTCGGGTCGTGCGGAAGGGGAGGGCGTGGGGCCGTGATGCTCCGGCGGCTCCCGTTGGTGCACCGCCCCAGGCGATGCACCGCAGGCAGTCGTCAGCACATTTCGCGGTACTCCTCCAGCGCGTCACATCCGGTCCGCAGCAGGTGCTCGGCGCGGGCCAGCAGGACCGGGCGCTGCTCGGCGGCGGCGGTCGGGACGTCGGCGAGGTACACGGCGGCGGCGGTCAGGTCCTCGGCGTACAGGAGGTCGACCGCAGCGGCGTTCTCCGCGGCGGCGGCGAGCTGCGCGGCGAACGTCGCTAGGTCGTCGGTCGTCTCCTCGTCGGCGACGAACGCGACGTCGTCGGCGTAGCGGGTGATGATGTCGCGCCCGATGTCGATGGTGCTGGTCATGGCCTTCCCTTCGGGTTGTGGGCCGGTCGGTCTGTCCGGCCCCTCGTCGTCCGGGGCTGTCCCGGCTCCCCTCACCGCCCGGCACGCGCCGGGCGGATCAGGCAACCGGTCAGTCGCCGTAGGGGAGGCCGTGGCGGCTCAGCCATTCGCCCTCGTAGTCGCGGCGCCCGACCGCCTCGAACGACGCCCGCGCGTCGTCGACTTCGCTGTCGGTCATCTCGCCCGAGGTCTTGTTCGCCCAAGACTTGCCAGTCAGGTCGGGCCAGCGGTCTGCGGATCCCATGACGTTCCCTTCGGGGTTGTGGCCGGTACGTCCGGCCCCACCGCACCCGCCAGCCCCGGGAGGGCTGGTTGGCGCAGAAGGGTCAGAGGGACTCGCCGGGGAGACGCTGCGGGAGGCGAGCGGGCTGGTCTGGCGGGGCAGAGGTCCGACCGTGCTCCGGCTCCGGCTCAGCCACGGCGGTCGCCCGTCTTCCGGAGCGCGTCGAGTACGGTCTCCGTCAACTCGGCGGGCAGGAGGCCCTTGTCGATCGCGGCGAGCATCGCGAACTCGCGGGCGAGCCGCTCGCGGCCGTTCATCAAGTTGCAGCCGAGGCCGCGGTTGAGTCGCTCGTTCTCCTCGACGCACTTACGCAGCAGCGCGGCGGCATCCTCCAGGTACTCGGACATCAGACCGTCACCCCCGCGAGGCTGGGGTCGGCGGCGAGGAGCGCCTCGGCGAGGTGCAGGCCGGACGGGGTGAGCCGTTCCCGCTCGACGAGGTCGGCGGCGTACAGGTCCATCAACGCCGACGCGTTCTTCGACTCGACGTGGTGGTCCGGCCGCACGGCGGCCCGCACGAGGATGCGCTGCTGGATGTACGGCATCGGCGTCGTCACGCGGCACCCCCGGTGAGGTTCGCGGCGCGACCGAAGACGCGGGCCGTCACCCGGGCGTTCATCCGGTCCAGCACCTTCTCGTCCGCGGCACGCTGCTCACGGGTGGTGAGGGTCTCCGCGTACGCGTCCACCCAGCGGCGGCGGTCCGCGGCGAGCAGGGAGACGGGGTCGGGGTCGGGGGTGTTCATCGGCCACCGCCCTGCACGGCCTCGATCACGGCCAGCTCGTCGGCCATCGCGTCCAGCCGGTCGCAGTGCGCCCGCACCTTCGCGGCCTGCGCACGCAACTGCTCCGCGTTCAGGTCCGTCCACGCGCCGCCACCGGCGTCCACGGCCGCACGAACCGGGGCCTCACCCGACAGGTCCGTGAGGTAGGCCGCAAGCGGCCCGCCGGGGATCGCGACCGGGGCGGACTCGTGGCCCTGATGCACGCCGTGGGCGTCACACCACGGCACCGGGCACGCGGGCCCCACCGTGCCCAAGATCTCGGGGGTAGAATCCATCAGGTCCCTCCTAGGGGGATCAAGGCCCCGGCAGCGGTTGCGTCGCTGTGCGGGGCCACACGTTTGTCAGGCAGCGCCGGGCGCCGGGTTGAGGTACTCGACGACCGCAGTGCGCGGGATGCGGATCAGGCTGCGGCGTACGGTCCCGCTGCCGCGCGCGATGGAGCGCATGCGCCCCGCCGCGACGGCCCGGTAGACCGTCGCCTCGTGGACCCGGAGCATGTCGGCCACCTGCTGGACGGTGAGTGATTCCTCCAGCTCTGCCAGGGCGGCGTCGAGCTCGTCGGGCTGGGCCACGGGCAGGTCTCCTCTCAAGGTCGAGTACCTGCGTAGACAGGTGACTCGTCGTGCTCGAAAGGTAGCCCCTTTGAACCTGTCTACGCAAGAGCAGCGAGACGAGTCGACTCCGGTCGAGGAGCAGGCAACACGAGAAAGCGCCCCGACCCGGAGGTCGAGGCGCTGGCGAAGGCGCAGATCAGACGGCGATCTCGTACCGGAAGGTGTGTCGATCGGCGGGAATCCGGGAGTCCAGAACCTCCACGGGGAGGCCAACCGTGTCGTACGCCGTGCGGAGAACACGAGCGAGCGGGACACCGACGGGAATGTCGAGCGACTGCTTCTCGTGGGGGTTCGGCATCCGAATGTCGATCTCCTCCACGAACTGCACGACGCGGCGGCGGATCGGGCCTTCGGGGTCTTCGATCACGCCCTGTACGCCGCCGCGGATGGGGCGAGCCTCGGCGATGCGGGTGCCCGACACCAGCTCGGGGTCGTAGTAGCCGTCCACCAGTTGGGCGGGCTCGTCGTCGATCAGAAAGAGCCGACGCCGGAGGAGGACGTTCGAGCCCGGCTCCACTCCGAGCAGGTGCGCGATGTCGTCGGCGGCCGGGACCTCCAAGACGTCCAGGATCTTCTGGCGGGGACGCCGGCCCTGGGCTTCCACCTCGGCGTTGAAGTTGGACTTCCCCGTGGCCTGCCGGTTCCGGTAGGTGGCGCCGGTCTGCCGAAGTGCCAGCTTCGGTCGCTCCCGGACGATCGGCGCGCGCCCCTGCGTGGAAGTGACGAGCCGCTCGGCCACCAGCTCATCGATCGCCCGGCGGATGGTCGCACGGGCGCCCCCGTACTGGGCGCGCAGGTCGGCGGCGGAGGGAAGCCTGTCACCGGGGCGCAGCTCGCCCGTGTTGATCTGCGTTCTCAGGTCATTCGCAATTACCTCGTAGATCTTTGGCATGTCTAGGACTCCTGGCTGAGTGGCTACACATGTCAGGGTATCCCTGACAACGGGTTTCACCCCTATGCTGCGCGCGCCTGCCATCCTGACCAGCGGCTTACCTCGATAACCATCATCGAACCCGCTGGGTGCACCTCCTGGTACTGGGGGTACTTGTCCACAAGGATTGAGACAAGTTCACCCTCATCGGCGGCGGCCGCGACCCGCGCCGCGCCATCTGCACGCACCCACCAGAGGGCATCCCAGTCGTCCGAGTAGTGATCGACCAGCAGCGAAACGGCAGGGTTCGACTCGACGTTCCGGAGGCGCTTCAAGCGCGTGCTCGTCTTCGGCTTGTGGTCGACCGCGATTCCGATCACGTCGCCTCGGATCGCGAACGTCGCAGGGACGAGGTGGGGGCGCCCTTCAGCATCCGCTGTCGCCAAGCGCAGCACGCGAGCGTCCGTGAACAAGACTCGGCTCTGCTCCGTCGTAAGGCGCATGCCGCCACGCTATCGACCGGGGAGTCAGTCGCGGTACTCGCACTCCTTGCATCCGCCTCACTGAACAGTTACGGTCACACTAGGTAACCTGTCTATGCAGGTTCAGGCTGAGGGGCTCTATGACCATAGGAAGCAAGCACGCGAGCGGGATTCTGTGCCCGACGCACCGGACGTACGGCTTGAGCTGCAAGGAGTACGAGACCCTGTGGACTCGCTGTGGTGGCTGCTGCGAGTCATGCGGTCGTCAGCTCCGGCTCAACGCCAGCGATCGGGTAATCGACCATGACCACCGGTACGGCAACACGGCGGTGCGCGGGATCATCTGCGCATCCTGCAATCAGTACCTGTGTCAGATCGAGAGCCCGCGGATCAACCCCGTCTTCCCGGCCGGACCGGGGCGCCACTTCGCCTCGTACTTCCAACGCGCATGGTTCACCCGAGCCGGACGCGACGAGGAGGACGCTCCTCCCGAATACCTCGACCATGCTGCCGTCCGGAAGCACATCCGCAAGTGGTCGACGAAGAACCGCCACCTGCACACGGTCGCCCCCAAGGCTGTCGTCGTGCCGACCGACCAGGTGCGCGAGTTGGTGCGTATCCTCCGGGCCGCCATGTCCCCGCAGGCGTTCGCGCGCCTGGCGAAGCTGATCAACGAAGAGGCGGCCATCCCGAAACGCCTGACACCCCCGGCGGCGCAGAGCTGGAGGAATCCCTCGCCACCCAAGGGGAATACCCCACCGAGATAGCCGCCCGCCACGTCCCGCCCCGTCCTCGTCGAGGGTGGGGCTTCGCTGTTTCGCGCCGACGTTTTCAGGCCAGCTCGGGGACGCCTTCCGAGGGGGTACACCTCCGCACAGGGGGTGTGTAGGTCTTACTCACTTTTTCGAGTAGCCCAAGGCCAGAGGGGTGCATGTGACACGACTCTTGCTGGTCAGACCGCCAATATTGCGACGGGGCCGCCAATTTTGGCGGTGCGGCCTGCGGCGGATTCCGCATGTGGGCGACATGGCCGAGTCTGTGCGTCGCCTAGGGTTCTGGAGCAGCACGGCGGCCGGGTGTTGGAGCACCCGGCCGCCGCAAAAACGGCAGGTCACAGCCTGCCGATGAGCACTTCCCTACATGCAACGAAGGAGATGCGATGCCGAGTGTAGGTGACATTTTCGCGGTGCCGCGAGCGTGCCCGTCGTGGTGTGCGGCGGGCCGTTCGGGTGTACCGCATCAGGGCTGCGAGGGCGACGAAGTGTCGTTGAGGGCGCCGGACGGACAGGTGCTGTTGTCGGCGTCTCGGTTTCGGGGTGACGGGCAGGGCGCGCGGCCGGTGCTTGCGGTGCATCCGGGGGCCGGGTGCGTCGAGCTGGACGCGGAGGGGGTCGAGGCGCTGCGGCGTAACGTCGCGGAGTTCAACTCCGGGCTGGCGCTGCTTTCGGAGTAACTCGACGAGCGACCGTTGACGACTGCGCCCCCACCCGGACTTGGGTGGGGGCGCAGCTGTTTCATTCGTCGCGCGTGCCTCGTTCTTGATCACGTGTCCACTGGTCTACGAGATCCGTGTTGCGACGCATCGCGGCTCGGAGTTGCTTCCGCTGGAACCGGTCACGCCCCTCCTCTACTACCTGCTGCCAGCCCTCACGCCCGTCAGCAAGGCGTTCCGCAACGAGGAACTCGATGATGTCTTCGATACACGGACGGAAGCGTTTACCTCCGACCGGGAAGTGCAGCTTGTCGAGGGGGCGCCCGATGTCGCCGTCGCGATTCAGCTTCTCAAGGGCCGGGGACGTGCCGTGAATCTGTAGGTGCGCGCCCGTGTAGTGCTCCTTCTCGCGCTCGAAGTCGAAGTGACACAAGCAGGCGCCCAGGTCCTCATCGGCGAAAATCCCGCAGAACGAGGAGTGCACAGCGAGGTAGCGGTCCTCGTCGTCCATCCGCACCTGGTACGAGAGGCTCATCCACGAGCGCGCCTTCTTATTGGTGATCCCTAGAGGGAAACCTTTGGGCTGCGTCGGGTTGGTTCTCGACAGCCCGGCACCGATGGTGAAGACGGGTCGTCCTTGTGCGGGACGCTGCACCGCGATCATCCGTACATGCTGGCAGATCGTCTTGTTGAGGGTGTTCTGGATCTGCTGGGCAAAGCTGCGCGCCTCTTGGCTGAGGTCAGAGGTCAACCGTGCCGCCGATGGAGACCCACAGGGCATGCGCCTGAGCAGAGGTGAAGCTCCGATCGTGAGCTTGCTTCTCAAGTTCGGCATACGTCAGGCCGAGATCACGTAGAGATCCCTTGGCGGCACTGCGGAACTCATCTGCTGTGACGACGATCAGGGTGTCGTCGTCGTGATCTGCCAAGTGCTCGTCTATCACGGTCATCGCCGCTTCCCCCTTCGTGATGCAGTGTTGCTCGTATGTCTACTGTCTCGCCTCGGTCTGACACTGTGCCGCACAACCTCGAGTCCCTCTAGAGGGGTGCCCTGATTGGCTGATCGGTTACCTCCACAGTGGTAGGCACTGAACGTCTGCACGCGGGTGCTCATGTCAACGGTCGGCCTGAGCGGACCAGCTCGGCGAGGTCGGCTTCGAGGGCGTGGGCGATCGCGATGTACCAGTCGATGCGTCCGGCGCGTACGCCGGTCTCGATGCGGTAGATGGTGTCGCGGGAGACGCCTGCGCGTTCGGCGAGCCCTTCCTGCGTGAGGTTGGCCTCGAGGCGGGCGGCTGCGATGTTGCGGCCGATCTGCTGGCGTACGGCGAGGGTGCGCGCGCTGGGCGGTTCTGCGGGGGCTGGCACGCGGCCAACGCTTCGGCGGCATGATCAACATGTCAGTCGCCATTCGGCAGCAGTTTTTGATCAATGGGTTCGGGGGTAGGCGACTACGTCTCGGGCTCCGTCGCGATGTGCCGCCCCCAGGCGCTGTCGCGGCGGCGCGGCGCCCCTGCTCCGGCTATGGCCGGGGTGGGGGCGCTTTCGTGCGGTCACCGGTTTTGTCATTCACCGCGGGGACGTGCTGGGGGCGGCGCCTGGCGGTGCGCCCCCGTGGGGGTCCCGTACCGGATCGGGCCCCGGCGGTCGTCATCCAGCGTCATTGAGCGGCATCGAATAGCGCCCGAATGTCCCACTTTCCGTAATCACCGCAGGTCACAATGGGGTAAAGGAACAGGTTCAAGTCCCGTCATTCACCCTCGTAGATCAAGGGCCGACCCGTGGGAACGGGTCGGCCCTTGATCGTGCTCCGGCGACCATCGCAGCGCTCGGCACTCGGTGCCGGCGGTGCTTCGCTGGGATGATCGTCGAGAGCTGACCGTACGACGACAGGCCCCGTCCGGGTCTCCTTGGACGGGGCCTCTCGCTGCTCTCAGCAACAGGTGGCCACACGGCTGCCTTCGGAGGCTTCAGGTGTCGAGTTCGACGCGGAGCCTGAGCCAGCGGCCGAGGGCGTAGTCGACTTGCATCATGTCGGTGTGGTCGAGGTGGTCCACGGGGTCACCGTCGACGTAGCTGGTGTCGATGGTGCGGACCTGGTCGATGAGCGCGAGGGTGTCTCGGCCGGCTATGTGGAGCCGGGGTCGGAAGATGGCGTCCTGGGCCCTGGTGGAGGTGGGAATGATCGTGGCGGTGGTCCACATGTCCGGGCTGTCGCTGACGACGATCCCCAGCCGCTTGCCGCGTTGCTCGCGCCCGCGCTTGGCGTCGCCGAGATCCACTCGGTAGACGGAACCGCGGATCACCGCTTGATGGTCCGGCGCTGAGCGGCGGCGTGGAGGCGGTGCAGCTTCCAGTTGGCGGTGCGGTGCGAACCAGCGCGTGCGGCGGCGAGGAGAAGTTGCCGTTGCGCTGCGGTCATTCCACGTACACGGCTTCTCGGGCCTTCTTGGGCCGACTTGGCCAAGCTCCGCACCCACGAGTGCATCGCCGCGCCCTTGACGTCCGGCAGCGGGCCGTAGCCGTCTTCGCCCCACGAGGGGCGTGGCCCCTCTGCCGCTCCGAACAGCTCGGACTCGCCGGGCCGGTCGCTCAGCGCTTGGCCAGGACGCTGCCCGCCTCGGTCGTAGGTCCAGTCGTCGGGCTCGTCGGACAGGTCTTCGCCGCTGGCCGCGATCCGTTCCATGTCCTGCCGGGCTTGTGCCTGCCACTGATTGTCGTCGAGGGCTCGCAAGGCCCGCCGGAGGACGTCGGAGGTGGATTCGTTGGGTCGCTTGTGGGCTTGGATTATCTCGTCGTCTTGAGGTGTGGGACGAAAGCCAACGCTCATGACTCCGAGCGTACAACTTTTGTCCAACAAGCGGAGGCCCCAAGCGGTCAGTCACCCTCGCACCAGGACCCGTGGTGGAACCGGTGCCCCCTTGGTAGCCACGCGCGCCCGCACATGACTCCGTACGCACGTACGAGCACTCTGCGTGCAACCCTTTGCCGTGTCCGGTGGTCTCCCCTCCACACCCCCCGCTCCGTACGACGACACCCTGGAGCGCCCATGAGCCACCACCCCGGACCGCAGCCGCCTCCCCCGATGCCGCCCCATCCCGGGCCGCCCGCCGGACAGATGCGCAGGCGCGGGAAGTTCTGGCTGGTCATCGCCGTCGTGTGGTTCCTGACCTTCGCCTGTACCGGCGCCCTCACGGCTGGTGAGGACGGCGGGGGCGGGAAGGGGAAGGCGGCGCCCGCGCCGACCGTCACCGTCACGAGGACCGCGGTGCCGAAGGCCGCGGAGCGGAAGCCCGAGCCGGGCCCGACCGTGACCGAGACGGAGCGGGTCGAGGTGGAGGTGACCGAGACGGTCACCTCACGGCCGGACCCCGCGCCCGCGGACGACGACGGTACGGGTGGTGCTCCGGGTGGGGACACCGGGGGCGGTGGCAGCGTGTACTACGACAACTGCACCGACGCCCGCGAGCGGGGCGCCGCCCCCGTCCACCGCGGCGAGCCCGGCTACGGCAGCCACCTCGACCGGGACGGGGACGGCATCGGCTGCGACACCTGAGCCGCGAGCGGCGCGCACGCGCCCCGGCCCCGCGCGGTCGTGCGCGGGGCCGGGGCGGTGGGGACGGGGCCGGGGGCCGGGGCGGGGGCTAGACGACGCGGACCCCGCGGTCCGCGAGGTACGCCACCGGGTCGACGTCCGAGCCGTACCCCCGCTTGCTGCGGACCTCGAAGTGGAGGTGCGGACCGGTGCTGCGGCCGGTGTTGCCGGACTTCCCGATCACGGTGCCCGCCTTGACCCGGTCACCCTTGCCGACCTGCCGCTTCGAGAGGTGGGCGTAGAGCGTGTACTTGCCGTCGTCCATCCGGATCGTGATGGCCTCCCCGTACGAACCGGAGGTTCCGGAGAAGACCACGGTGCCGGAGCCGACCGAGCGGACCGTCGTGCCCACCGGTACGGCGAGGTCGACGCCGGTGTGGTGGCCGGAGGCCCAGTCGCCGCGGACGCCGTAGGGCACGGAGACCTTGACGTCGGAGAGGGGGCTCGCCCAGGAGCCGGGCGGGCCGGCGGGCCAACTGCCGTACACGTGTGCGCTTTCCGCCTGCCAGGGTCCGCTGACCGCGTACGGTTCGGAGTCTGCCACCGGGTCTTCGTACGCGCGGGGCGCGGCGTGTGCCGTGCCCGCTCCGGCCAGGCCCCAACTGCCGCCCAGGAGGAGGGCGCCGGTCAGCGTGCCGCAGACCGCGCGACGGAACGGTGCTGTCGAGCGTCGAGTCGCTGCATCCATGCCAGAGAGCCAAGACCAGCCCGCGAGCCACCGCAC